ATAGTTTATCTTTTCGACTCTAAGCCGTGCGATCGCTGTGGGGCAAAGATTTATTTCAACCAGATAGGAGAGAAATGGGTGCCAATTGATGCTGCAACTGATGAAAGGCATCAGTGCCAAGTGAGCTACAGAAGTGAAGATTGAGGCTCTAACGAATATCCAGGGAAGGACGCGATCGCCCATAACATCGCCCTCTCTCAGGAAATGCGCGATTCGCGCACATGATCTGTGATGGTGTGAGTGATCGCCAGTCAGGAAGCCAGAACCATCTTTCCATCTTTCCCAAACTTAATCGGCACGTTGCAGGCGTGAGCGATCACATTCCAAGCTTTCACTTCTGCCGCCTTAGGTTTTTCGGATAGTTCGTCAATTAGCATCCCCCACATTGCCGCCACAATTGGTAATTCTGGGGGATTTTGCGTTACAGCCGTTTCCATGCGGGTCACGCGTAGGACATTAGATGCGAGGGTGATGCGATCGTATCCCGGATCTCTCAACATCCCCATGCGAAAGGCTAGGTAATCCGGTTGGGGGGGTGGGGGCAACGGTTCTGGGGGAGTGACCCAGCTCTTGAGCGTAGCATCCCACTCGGCATCATCGGCAGGTTGAGGCGGTTTTTCTATAACCTCACTGCCATTGAAATAGACGTTGGGTAGGGGCAAGTTTACCCCTGACACTTCCCTGAAGTTTGCAGGCAGCCCAATGTCGGACGCCACCCCTACCACCTGATCGTTTTCGTCAACCCACCAACTAGCTTGCTCCTTTGCCACCTATCTGCCCCCTAAATTGGCAATTCAAATAATGTCGTAATCCTGCCAGACTCAGCCGCGAGAACAACCACGTTTCCAAGGTTGGAAGCGCCTGCCCCACCCCTGCCTCCGTTACCTCCTCCACGGGGAGCGTGGGCAGCGTGTTGAATACCTGAGGCGATCGCTCCTGGAGAACCCGCCGATACGTTCAGGGTTGCGCCGGTAACGTTAACAGTGGGGGCAATTAAGATGATTTGCCCACCACCACCACCACCACCACCGTTACCACCAAAGCCGCTTGTTGTTGCCGTACCGTTGAGGCGGCCATCTCCACCGTTGCCGCCCATGACAGAAAGCAGGGCACCTGGGGAAGCAGTGATGCTTCTAGCGGACACCAAGATAATGGTTCCGCCACTACCGCCACCCGCACCGACCATCCCCACATTGGCCTCATTGCCTGAGGGTGCAGCGTTGCCGCCATCAGCGCGAATGATTCCGGTGGAACCTATTGTGATAGCTCCCGACGCTTCAACCCAAATGCCTCCACCACCATCACCACCGTTAGGGAAAGCTCCTGAACCTTGCGTGATGAAGCCGCTACCCCCACCACTGCCGTAAGGTTGCAGTAGATAGTTGTAGGAGCGGCCCATTGTTCCCGATGCGCCTCCACCACCAGCCCCAATACCTCCTCCGCCCGCTCCTCCAGTTGTGGCGTACTGAGTAAGGCCGGCGGCGTTGGCAGCACCGGAAGGGGTAAACCAGACTTGGCGTCCCCCTCCGCCCTGGATCGCAGGCGTAACGGTAATCGAGCCTGTAATGTTTAAGTCTCCGGTGCAATAGATGCGGGCGAATCCATCAACTGTAATCCCCACGCCACTTGGTACAGACCAGTTACGAAAATAGTACTGCCCTAAATTAAGAAGATCTCCCGTGACAGAGGATCTGTCTGTCCCGGACGACCCCCCAAAAAATCGCACTCGACTCCAGGGGGGGTGTATCTCGTAACCTCGTAAGCGGTTATCGGCAACTAGTCCCGAAATCGCTCCGGCAACTGTCGTTACTGTAGCCAGCAAAAAGAAAAACTGAGGTAATACAGCCCCCGCTCTCACAACTCCCGTTGCATCTACAAAAATCTGGTTGACTGTGTTGTCGGCCAGGGCTAGCGTTCCTGCCCCGACAGTGAAGATAGTTCCGTTAGGGAGCAGTACACGCCCCCCTCTGTAGTTGACGGACAGTCCTGAGCCTGCGGTAACGAGCAGCTCATCCCTAAACCCTTGCCACTGAGGCTTGATGTTTGGTAGCTCGTCCGCAAGTTGCTCGTCCGTTATCTGACGGAGAAACCCAGGAAATTCCTCCTCTGTTGCTTTCTTTGTGAATTTGGGGCGTAGAAAGGCGTTGAATTCTTCAACTGTTGGAATTGAGTTCAGCTTGTAGGTAGGAAGCGCCAAATCAGACCCCCGTGACAATGATGTAGTAAAGGTTAGTTCCTGGTGCGGCTAGGTTAGGAACGTTAAAAGTGGTTGTGCCGTCCCCTGCGCCGAACGTCGTTCCAATGATCGCAAACAACGAGCTAAACGTTGTTCGACTCAAAGCCTGTCCATTTGCTCTAGCTGTGCGAATTGGGGGCGTAGGGGAAGAGGCGATCGCTATTGCACTAATCGGAAATTGAATCAGTGCGGCATCAGCTCTGTCGGCGTATTCACAAGTCGCTAAAGCGGTTCTATTCGTCCCCACTCCCGCTCCAGCACCCGCCGATTGGGTGGGTGCGGTGGGTGTTCCAGTGAAAGCGGGGGAAGCCTTGTCAGCTTTAGCCTCGACCTGCGCCTTTGTGGATCGGTTGTTAGCGAACTCCTGAAAAAGCGCGTTTTTTGACGGGGCATTCAAGTCGCCGTTCCAGCCAGCGCCAAACGCTGTATTGTCTCCCCCAGTTCCTCCGGGATTCCCCTTTGCTGCGAACAATTGCCAAGCGGTAGGGGTAGCCGCAGGGGGTTGGTTGATTGAAAAATCAGCGAGGCATTGGTAAGTACTGCCTCCGCTGGTGACTAGGTTGCCTCGTCTGTAGAGTATGGAGGCCTCCCATGTTCCCTGAACCACCAAGATATTGATGAGTGACTGCAAGAACAGAGGGTCGGATTTGAGGTAATCCCCGACTTGTCGCGCTGTTTGCGGCCCTCTATCTGTAGCAAAACCCGTTGGTTGCAATGCGGAAAAATCGACCTGAGCGAGGTTAGGGACTATTGCGCGGAACGATTGCCCTACCGTCTCCAGCCTCGTTGAGGTTCTACGCTGCAAAAGAATTGAGTCAACAGTGCGAGTGATGCCTGAATAATAATTCCCGTCTGTCCCTAGGTTGGCAGGAGGGGTGTCATTCAGACCGTAATAGTCCCCGTTCGGCTTGTAATAGGAAAAGTCTGTGAAGCTTTGGAGAACCGTAAATACGTAAGAAATATTACTGCTTTGTGACTGCGGAATGTTCACTCCAGGGGTGAAGCTATTGCCCGTCATTGTGCCCGCCGCCCCATTAACTATCGGGAAGTCACGAGCGATCGCAAAGTCGTAGCTGCTGGGATTTGTGGAGGTATCAACTAGGGGGGCGTCTAACTGAACTCTCAGCACCCCACTCGATATAGCAACCCCTCCTGCGTCTCTATAAGTCCCGACGATTAACGTCAAATTGGTTCTCCCACGGCGCTCAAGCCCACTCTAAACCGATCGTAATGCACAAAGGCGCTGTTGAGAGTAGTAGGTGAACACCAGCACGGCATAAAGAGGCGATTTAGGCGCTCAATCAATCGCCACTCGTCACTAGTGCGGAGATAGAAAGCTTTACCTGCCGAGTTGATTAGGATTGAGTAGGTCAGTAAGTCGCCGCCGATGGTGTTACCTATAGCAGTTATGCCCACTCTCCACGCACCCGGAATAGAGATGACAGCATCTAGGGCGAACAGGGCGAGGAGATATTCTAGTAACTGCTGAGTCCCCTTGTAACTCCAGATAAACTGCGCGTCTTTTATTAATTGCCGTTTGATAGAGTCGGGCCAGTTCGTATCCCAGTAATCCCCCGTGAATCCCATCAGTTGGGCAAGCCAATCGAGGGCATCACTGCGACAGGTGTCAGGATCGATGAAGTCACGAGGAAAGTTGAGGATCGCCTCCTTTAGCTCAATCAGACTACGGTCATACGGTTCTGTGATGGCATCTGCGATCGCATTATCCTGCCATCCATAAAGCGGCAGGCGAAGAAATATAGGGCGTCCCTCACTCCAAGCACTCATCTTTTAAATCCTTACTCGAAAGGGAATCCACCCATTGTTGCAGCCAGGGTTCTGAGGAGAGGAAGCGATCGCCCCGTAAAACTAACGTCCAGCAACGCCCCTTAGCGGAAATCTGCCAGATAGGCAGTCGCTGGTGCTTGCGAACGTTGTAACCATGCTGGTGAAGGGTCTGAACAATTACTGTGTCCATAGTCCAGTTAGTCTAAATCGCCACCGTCCCCATAAAGAAATTCAAAACTCTGGTTGTTTGCTGGGTCAACCAGGGTGATGAATGTCCCTAGGCAGAATCCTACTGTCCACTCATTTGGTAGTGGGATATTCCCGTAAAAACTCTCTACCGAAGTGGATTGAGTTGCCTCATCGTAGTGAGCAACTAGGGCGCTCACTGACTGCACGTCTTCTACTCCAGAGTTTTGCACCACGCTCACTAGGGAGTACAGGACTATCGTTTGTCCCAGTGGTAAGCGCCCAGGACTGAGGTAATCGATCAACGCTTGGTTAATCGCCTGCGCTCTAGTCTCGGGATTGTCACCCGGAACTAAGGTAGCGATAACGCTGACTTCCAAGGGATAAAGATCAAGGCTTGAAACCGTCACCCCAGACGCTATTGGGGTTCCCTTTTTTACGTTCACATTTTGCAAGAACACCGGGAGCTGTGAACTCATCTCAGACTGTAAGTCTTGAGCCTGAGCATCATTGAGCTGCGTTCCGTCTGGATTCAGGCAGAAGATATGCACGAACCCTGGTTTTTTAGCTGCCTTGTCTGGCGTCAGCAAGCCGATCGCCTTCGCTACACTCCCCGGTCCCAAGATTTCCTGAGCGTACTGCTCAAAGTCGTCAGCGCTAATGAGAACGCCTTTCTTACGGCGGATGGTCTGAAACCCCCGTGCTTTTGCCTCTTCCTCTGTCTCTGCGTCTAGCCCCCCTCTCGCTGGTTCAGGATTAACCACAGAAGCTAGATAGGCTCTCGTCTGGCTCAAATTGGTCAGGCTGTAGGCAGCGCAATTGTATTTTGTGCCCTCCTCCCTGGCTGTGGCAGTGACAGAGAATTGAAAGACATTGTTAACCAGTACGTCCTCGTCGGTGAAAAACTCTAGCCCGCCCCCAGTGACCATATAGCCCTTGCTTAGTATGAACTGAGGCAGCGTAGTGCTGAGGGTAAAGACTAGGGTAACTTGAGCTTTTCTGCCCAAACTTCGCTGAATTCCACAGGTTTGTAGATGAATGGTGGCAGCCTTGTCCGCCATCCTATCCGCAACATATTCAATCTCACGGCGGCAGAACTCGAACGCATCGGTAATTACAACGGTTGGGGCGTGGGGTGCCCGGTCGTTGAGCTTGCCGCCCGAATTCATCTCAATGATGTTCAGGAAGTAGGGACGTAGGTCGCGATCGCCAAATATTCGAGGAGCAATCAGCGGGGTGAAGCGTACTGGATTAGGCATCAGCTAACCCCCATGCGAAGCGATCGCACTCTATCTGGTTCAGTCTTGGCAGTCCAATTCAACTGAACCACAGCCAAACCCCCATCATTAATAGAGCCGAATCCGGCACAACTGGCGATTGTGGGACATTGCTCTTCAACTGCGATCGCTAGCTTCTTGGCGATCAGATCAGGAGTCGTGAGCGTTGAGAAGGTGAAATCGGGTGTGCCGGCCGAGAACGGGCGCATCACACGTTCGGGGACTCTGGTAAAAACGGTGGCTATTGTGTCTTGCTCATCCCGGTCTATGTCACTGGATAAAGCTAGCGTCCCATTCTCAATGCGCCACGGGAAGGCTGTGCAGGTTCTGGTCAATTGGTTACCTCGGCTGGAGTCTAATTTGATAAGTCACCCTAAAAACGCTTTTGCTTCCCTTTGCTAATAATTTTCTCTACTCCTTGAAGGTAAGGAGACTTCTGTTTCTTGGCTTTCTGAACATCAGGCTTAATGTCATCCTGTTGCTGGCTATTTGTTGTTGTGGCGTTATGCAAGTTGGCAATAAACTCATCATGCTGCTCTTTTAATATTGCTATGGGACTTCGTATTTCAGTCAGTTCTGTGCTGTTGACATAAGATGCTGTTGGCAGGGAAACATTTTTTAAAACGCGCACGAACGATTCCGCGAGTGCAACACCTCCCTGGATAAATGATTCATTGACTTGGGCTATTTGCGCCTGGAACTTTGGGGAAGAGGCAATGTCTTGGAGCGCTTTTTGGGCTTTTTCAATAGCTAAGACTGTAGACTGAATTTCTGGGAAACTTAAAGAAATTGAGAACAGTTTTTGTGTTGCAAGCCTTGCTTCCTCAGGATCGTATTTCCGAAGCTCAGTAATTGCTGCCCAGCGCTCATCAGGCGTCTTTGCAGATGCCCAACGCTGCCTTGCTCCTTCAATACCCCCTAGTACCGCATCTGACGAACTTCTTGAGTTGCCGCCTAGTATGGCGTCTGTGCTTCTTGGTTCATTCATGGGTATAGACTAAAGTTGACTATTTTCCACCAACTATTATGCCCTTATCAAAAGAAGCCGACAGAGAGCGCAAGCGGAAGCGGAAATACAAGCGAGGCGATCGCCCAACCCTGTTTGCTCAATCTTATCCTCACTGGGAGGAAGCGAAGCACAATCTGACCTCTAGAGAGCGCACCATTGTCGAGGGGTTCTATCTGCACTGTTGGACTGATCGGGAAATCTCTCTGTATCTCGGAGGGGGCACAACCCGCCAAAACATTGCTAAACAACGGCTTGCGGCACTTGAGAAAATAAAATCATTGCAGTAGTTGACAAAATTCCACCTAGCGAGGCATACTAATAGATGTGAGGGCAACGCTACACGCCCCACATCACCACCCCATCGCTACACGGGAACCACAATGATTTCTCAAGCTGCTTTTCAGATTCAAGTTAACCGCCACATGACCGCTACAGAGTGGCTTATCAACAATTCTTATGCATACTGGCAGAACAATGCTGACAGCTGGGCTGAGTTCTTCGGCACCTTCGGTTCTGCCCTGGCTCACGACACAGTCACAGCTGTTCAAGGATTGGTTCGGTTCGCTGTCGCTCTTCACTCAGTTCTCATGATCGCAGTAGCTCAAGCCAACGAAGCGGTCGAGGAATTCGTATCTGAGCGCACCGACGAAAGCGCTCCTACAACTCCTGACGTTAGCTGGGGTGAAGCTCTAGCCACTGTCCTGCATCAAGACATCATTGCTCCAGTTGTTACCGGATGGGCAGTGCTGAATATCTGGGAATCATCAATCTGGTTGACCGTTAGCCGTCACATCTAAGTAGGTGATAGGGGGTAGGGGATAGGTGGTAGCTAATGAAGAGATCTTCCCCTACGACCTACAACCTACCCCCTACCCCCTACAACCTACAACCTATTCCACCCCGACACGTAAACATCATTAGGAATTAACAAATGCTACTCGCCACATTAACCGCTAATCTTCAGTCTTCCTACGCAGACATCCAGATCCAGATCGAAGCTCTTCAAGAGCAGCAGCGCCTCATCCAAGCTCAACTTCAACGTATTGGCTCAGTCGAGAGCAAGATGGAGTCTGCGGCGGCATTGGTTGCGGAGGCGATCGCCGAGATTCGTGAAGTTTGCCCAGAAGAACTCAACGCCTATAAGGAGGTGGTCAGTGGGTTGTTTTGCGGTGCCCCAATTGCCCAGATTGGAGCTGGAGAGGATATCACCCCAGAGCCACAGCCCAAAGAGGATACAGTACCGACTGATAGTGAGGAACCAGCCCTAGAAGTGGAATCCTCGACGATTGAGGAAGATAAGGAAGATAGCGCTGAGAGTACCGAGCCAAGTCATCAAGCATCGGCGCAATCGCTTCACAAGCAGCCTGTCAAATCCTTGCGATGGCTGGCAACTAAGCGTGGTATCGACACCTCCGACATGAAGCGCCACCAAATCGCCTCGGCGCTGGTAGGTCACGTTACTCAATCGGAACTTGAGGAGGCTGTAGAGCAGACTACAACAGCTGGTTAAGTCATCGTAAATAAATAAAAGCGATCGCCTGCCTCTTTAGTTCAAGAGGTAGGTGATTGTACTTTTAAAAAAAGTTAGTTGTCAGTCAATGGCGACTGGTGAGGATTAAAGCTAAAGCGATCACAAAAAGGCTTACTAGCGTCGTAGGTAACTATCGCTATCAGGTGACCATCGTTTCCTAGCAGTCGCCAGTTAGTTGAGTCTATCTCTTCTGATTTCAGTCCCAATGCAGGTAATCCGTCTTTCCAGCGAGAGAATCGTTCCACGTCTTCTGACCGCATACCGAGGTATCCTAAAAGAACAATCGCCCCACTACAACACTACTTTTAAAAAAGGAGCTGAACAATGTTAGACGAGGTCTAAAAGCCTCATTCCTTCACACAGGCTCATTCAGTTGAGCTGAGATATCATGAAAGAGCGATCGCCCATTACAACACTACTTTTAAAAAAGGAAACGTTGTCGGTTTAGCTAAAAAAGGGGCGATCGCTTTTAAGTAGTACAGAACTCAAGCAAAGTCTAAAAATCTTACCCCTTCTAGTATGGGTTCATCTAGTTCACGCAGGCAGAGAGATGAGCCATCGGTTGGATCTACAAGGTGAGTACGTTTTTCAAATAATCGCTTAGTTAACATTACGTCACGCAAACAATAGTCAATCACCGCCCCATACTCCCCCCGTTGCCACAGCTTGGGGGCTAAATCACCTCTTCCAGATTTACTGATTTCTAAATTAGCTTTAGCTAGAGCATCTAAGCTGTAGCCGCCCCTAGTTACCCTAGGTGTGTATTGGCGCGGCTGACCAGAAGCCGCCCGTACTTCGCAAAGTAAATCATAAGTAAACCTTTGCAATAATCCAAGCCCTCCTCAATTTCTCCAGAAGGGATACAGCGAATGATTTCGCAGTCATAAATTAGGGCATCCATTTATTTACCATCCTCGGTTAACTAGGGTATCTCCCCTATTATCAACCGCCCCAACTGTTGCCACGCTTTTGCCGGAAATCGTCACATCAGAAGCGTTCGCAATTCTGATCGCAGCACCGTTGGCATCCCAGTTCCAGGCTCCTCCCCCAAACGTCCACCTCATGCCATCAGCGTTTCCAAATGTCCATTGACCATTCTCCATCTGGGCATAGGCTCCCCCTTGCTCAAATCGGATTTTATCTGCTGCCTGTACCGTTACCGTGCCGACGCCCGTGGCGAGGGCAGTAAACAGCAGTTCCCCAAATTCAGCGTCTAGGCGGTACGTTTCACCCTTGCACGTAATGGTCACGTCTTTGCCAATCTCTTGAGTGAGCGCTCCTTGGATGCCTGTGAAGCGATCGCCCTCAATAATCTCCTTGTCATCCCCTGGAATGCGAGTAGTGTTGTCCTGGGTGGGCTTTAGCTGAGTGGTGTCCGGGGGGTTGGTTTGGTTACTCAGTGTCCTTAAAAAGAAGGGCTTGTGCGGGTCGCCGTTGACCAGGGCAACCAAGCAATGTGTACCTACTGGGGGAATCGGTTCATCACTGTGACTGGTTGAGCGCCCACATGGGAACCAGTCGGACTCTGATTGACCTCCTTGAGCTTCCCTTGTGACCCTAATTCGCCGCATTCCTGTTGGATCATTGTTACGAGTGACGATCGCTTCCTGGATCTGTGATTGCCGGGTGCAGAGTTCTCTGATTTGGGGAAGGAGGCGGACTAATTCCGCCAGTGCTGTGGTGAAGGAAGCCATAAGTAGAATAAATAAAAACTTACCTGATCATGACCGAAAAACCAGGACTCTACCGTATTGGCGAAACCGTCCATGTTGATGCTTTCCTGTCTGTCCCAGGGGCAGAAGTGATTGTTACGACTCCTCAAAATCAGTCAACCAGAATTGAAGAGTTGATCGCTGTACTGAGTCGGGTTGCGGCTGTGGAGTCGGGGAGAAAAGTTGAGTACTGGATTAAGCTGAAGTGAAGGAGCGATCGCATTCCCCGAAGGGAGCGCAATCCTATTAACTACTGCATTACTGCCTTACTTACTGCCCCACTGTATTATGTATGGTGTATATGTTGATTGAAAAGCTCAGATTTTATGCCCAAGATTGCGATCGCTCATCTTGAGGGGCTAACGCCTTATTCTCAATCAAAGTTTCACAACACACCGAAGCTCAATAAGGAACTCCCGGACGCCTACGAGGAGAGAACCTGGAAAGAACGGATACACGTTGACTTGGACGGGAAAAGTTTTGTGCCGAATATGGCACTGAAGAACGCCCTGTCTGAAGCGGCTAAATTCCTGGGGGAACAAATACCGGGGAAGGGTAAAGCGACTTGGACGAAGCACTTTGAAGCTGGCATCCTCTGCATAGAGCCGATGCCTCTCCAGTCCTTGGAGGGGACACCAATCTTAAAAGATGATTGGATTGGCGAATGGGGATTCTATCCGGCTGATGGAGTGAGGGGGAGTGGTAAGCGGGTAATGAAGTGTTACCCAGTGCTGTACAAATGGCAAGGGGTAGCAGAGTTTATTGTTTATGACGACACCATTACTGAAGAGGTATTGAACAGGCATTTAGAGCAGGCAGGGCGATTGATTGGAATTGGGCGTTTCAGACCTCGAAACAACGGTTATTTTGGACGTTTTAAGGTAGTAAAAATGGAGTGGAACGAAGAATGAAAACTGATAAGCGATCGCCAATCACACAGCAGTTAGTGCAACGGTTACGAGACTTGAAGGAAGGGGAGTTTATCACTTATGAAGAACTGGTAGAGGTTGCAGCGTGTGATATTAGGGGGCGTCAGCGCTATTTTCTAGAAGCAGCTATAAAAATAGCCGAGGCTGAATACTCTGTATCTTTGGTATGCGAACACAACAAAGGATATAGACGGCTTTTGAATGCTGAGATTAGTAAACACGCAAACAGTATACACAGCAAAAGAATGAGGAGTGACACGGCAAGTTATAGGCGTAAGGTAGAGTGCGTTAATCCAAAGAAGTTAACTCATTCGCAGCGGGTAGAGTATGGATTATCGATGGCTTACATTGATTTGCGAGAGACTGTTTTCAGTCCAGAATCAAGCCTGATGCTGAGGCAAAAAGTAATTAAGTCGCCTGAACAGATGCTGGATAAGCAGAAGCTTTTGGAGGATTGGAAGAGTTTTCGGTAGGATGGGTGTACATCTCTGCTCTTCTCAGCTCCGCTCTTCTCAACTCGTCTCAGCTCCGCTCTACTCTCCTCTTCTCATCTCAACGGGCGATCGCGTTCTTCAATGGGTGCGATCGCTTTTGAGTAGAATGTGAATACACCTCCGCTCTACTCGACTCGACTCCGCTCAACTCTTCTCATCTCAACTCACCTCCCCTCAACACAACGAACAAGCCGTTCTTGAAGAAAAAGCAAGAGCGGCTTGTTTAAGATAAAGAAGCACCTCGTCTCTCCTCAGTTCTTCTCATCACGTCACTACGCATCTTTTCGCAAATCATCGCATCTATACCCCTTGTCTTCGGATGAGGGGTATTTTGCACTCTTTCTAGTATTTATCGCACGTCTTGTTGTACTGCTCTAGTGGTAAGCCAAGTTTAAGTACGTCTATTCCTACCCTGGACAAAAGACAGTATGACCCGTTCAAGGTGAACTTGAGGTGCAGGTGGTCGCCAGTGCTTCCACCTGTGGAGTTAATCAAGAAAACGTCTTGACCTTGCTTGACCTGAGCACCAACAGGAACGAGCGCAAACTTCCCTGATACTCCATGCATATAAGTAGCGACATACCCACCCCCGTGGGTGATCGTCATCAAATTGCCTGCTCCCCCAGCGTTCGGGGCGATATCAGTTACAATCCCGTCAGCCATGGCCACCGCTGGCGTGGATCTTGGTGCGGTTATATCTAAGATATTGTGCCTGTATCCCGGTTCGCGATTCGCTCTTGTGCCGTAGCCGTCACCTATTGTTGTTGCTCCCTTGGGAACAGGGAAAATAAATTTCCCTGGGGCAGATGTCGGCGTTGCTAGCTGGGTTGGGGACGACGGGGAGGCGGCAGCCACGGCATTGGTACTACCTGCTGGTAGCTGCGCTTGTGGCGTGTAGGTGTTAATCGTTGTTGTCCCTGCCTGAAAATTGTGGTCAACAGTCGCGATTCGCTTCTCTGTCGCGAAGGGGTCGGGAAACAGTCGCTTGGATAGTGCCACAATCTGACCGGGCACTAACTGCAATGTGTCTGAATTCATCACCAGGGTGTAGCTGTCTTCGTATCCCTTCACCCTTCGGCTTTCGTCAGCAATAACTTCAGCTTCAGCTCTGCCGTCTTTAAGATCGATAAACCCAGCTTTCTGGTTAGGCAGCCCGGTTACAGGGTCAGCGTTGGCAGGGGCACCCGCTCCCGTCGCTGCAACGGTTGACGAGCCTACAGATGCTTTGGCTTGCTCTAAAAGTTTCTGGTCTTGGGCGCTGACCTTCTTCTCTTCCTTGGTAGTGGTGGCGGGCTGTTTGCCGGGTTCTGTGATGGTGGTGACGGTCTTGGTTTTCCCCTCTGTTATTGTTACTGCTTCCACCTTGGTTGTGGTTTGAGTCGCAGCCTCAGTCTTAGTTACATCCGTTTTTGTGGTCTTTTTCCGCGTCACCTGAGTGGGTTCAAGTTTCTGTTCAGTTGTGATGGTGGTTTCAACTACCGTCCCGTCCGGCTTGGTGATTTTAACCGGGCCTTCAACTTTGGTTGTCGCATTCTTTTCCTGACTGGCTCCAGCTTTTGAAGTGGTTGCGATCGCACTAGGGGCAGCACCAGAAGCAATCGCAGTGGTTGCAGTTGGTGGAGTAGTGGTTGTGGTGGTTGCAGTTGGCACAGCCATCTTCACCGCGTCCGGTTTTACTGTCCCTCCGACAGGGGTAGCAGTCGCACCTGTTACTCCACCACTACCGGGCTTTTGTCCTGTTCCTGCTTTGGATTCTGGCTTGGTTGAGGACATATCGCCAGTGTCACGAGCGATCGCACTCTTGGCTTCCCCTGTTCCTGTTTCGGGAGCGGAGACGGTTGCGGCTGGGGCACTTGATGACGAGGCTCTTGCTTTGTCGGTGAAGATTGCGGGCTTAATTAGAATTTCTTCGTCAATGATTAGGTTGGTAAAGTTGGGCCGCGCAAACGGCTCCACGATCAAGGTGTTTGATTTTTTTCCTATCCCTTCTGCTATCCGAAATCCTAGACGCTTGGATTCTCGGAAGAGTACATCTAAGGGAGTTTGACCGTCCTGACTTAAGTGCTGGAATGTAAGACCGCTACCCTCCATGTCCAGTTTCAGATTGAAGCCCGAAACCTGCATCTCGGTAAACTGCTTGAAATTGATATTTTCAAAGCTTTGGGTTACTGGCACCCTCGTAAGCAACCAGCGAATAGATTTCCCCCCGAACGTTGTGGTCTGTTTACCGTCAGCATCCCAGCTCGTCTTGGTTTCGGTGTGGATGAAATGGAAAGCGATCGCTTCTTTCCACGTCGCACTATACCCCACGGCTATCTCAATGATGATTTCAGTGCCTTTTTTGGAAGCCTCAACAGGGGGAGGAGTTTCGGTAGTTGGTGGGGTAGCAGCAGCAGGTGTTGCAGTACTCATTGGATCGGCTGGCGGTGGAGGGGGAGGTGGTGGTGGGGTAGCAGCCCCCCCTGCTTGCTGGATAAGTGCCGGAACTTGCTTGAACCACTTGTTAAAAAAGGTTTGGTATCGTTCGCCCCACACGCCCCCTTGAATTGCACGGTAGGCAGTGGCGAGGTCAGAGTTAGGACCGGTCACATACTTATCGATCCCACCACGACTACACCACCCACGCTTCACACCCCAGATTAAGAGGGCTGTAGAGATGGCAGGCTCATGGACCCTGTCCGGGTTAGCTATCAAATCTACGCCAACAACCTTACTAGCTTCTTTGTAGTTGTAGTCGAAGGTGATTTGCACGAGGGAGCGACCGTAGTAGTTACCCGCCCCTTCGTTCCTCGCTCCCTTGGCGTTATGGTTGAGCGAACTTTCCCCCTCGGCTACGGCAATCATGAAAGCAATTTTGGTGGGGTCATTGATGCCGTTTTTTAAGCATTCTTTGACTATTCCCAGTACGATTTCCCCTTGAGAGCCGGCCGCGTAGTTCGTTAGTCCGCCTGGAGGTGGAGCGGAAGGAATTGCGCCCGTTGTCGCCGTCCCAGTGGTCGCCGCTACTTGCTTTGGGGCGTCTAACAGTTCTGAAGGGACTTGAATTCCCCCTTCCTTCACACTGATTTCCCGGTACTTTGCCCCAATCAGTAAGCCTGGGTCATTGAGGCTAAAGCTACAGGTCGAAGAGCGCAGATCTTCCCCTAGGGAAACGGTGATGTTCGGGAGGAGTATCCCGTCACCACTGACAAACACATCATCAGCGATGCGGACACGGGCGAGTTTTGCGGTTAACTGCATACTTATGCGATCGCGTTCTTTGCCAAAAACAATTAGTTAAGACTTCCCAGACAGAAGCCACCCGATCAAATTGGTCGCCTGTCCCTTGTAATCCCTGAGTTTCTCCTTAGCTTGACCCAGGACGCCTTCAACTTTTCCGAGTACCCCATTAGCCTCACCAATCAATCTTAGGGCTTCCTTGGAGTAGCCTTGAAGCTCTGGCGGCAGTTTCTGGCTGATGTCGGTGATGGTTCCCTCCAGTTGCCCCAGGAATCCTTTAGCCCCACCCAAGGAATTGGCAACTTCCTGCAATACGGGTTCGGCAAAACTCTCAATCTGTTCAACAGAAGGGAGCGTTAAAGATTGCCCTTCTATCAGTTCGCCCAACAAAGTTTGCACTGCCTTTTCGGGGTCGTTGATTTGGTCAAGTATTTCAGTGAAGCGTGACACGTCCTCGCCAGGAAATACGCGGGCCGCGATCGTGTTGAGGGCGTCTCCGGGTTTTATGGTGATGTTGTCAGGCATGGCATAAACAATCTGCGCAATTCGCGCACATGAAGGGACAAAGTAACTACATCATCTGATCTTTTTTCGAGGCAGGAATATCGGGAGCCTTACCCCCCTGTTTTACCGGAATAGTACACTTTGCCCCCGCTATCGCGTCATTGCCAACGTATTGCAGGATAACGCCGATCGCCTTATTCTCCTTTCCGTTCAGGGTTACGTTTCCGGTTTTGGTGTCAATCACGAGGCTTTTCTTTAAGTCAGCCCCTTTAACGATCGCCTGCACATCAGCTGACCACTGAGCCACATTGTCTTTCAAGTACTTCTCGGCAAGGGTCAGGGCGTCAGTTTTTTGCCTGTCGGTCAACTCTAGAGCTGGCTCCCCCCTGAGCTTTGCTGCTTCTTGTTGTTGCTTAAGGCGATCGCTTGCCCTCTTTTCCTGCTCTGCCTTGGTTAGGGGGCGCGGCTGCTCCTTGAATGTCAGCGTCAAGTCCCTAACGTCGGTTGGTTCACCACCTGCGATCGCAGTAATTTTGTAGCTGTATTTCACCAACGATAGTGGTCCCAAATTGAACGAACCCCAGGAGAACCGTAGTAAAGGGGGAGAAAACTTGTTATTGAGCGGGTCAGCCTCCAAGAGTTTTCTTAGTCCATCCAAGAGAACCTTGCAAGACTTCTTGTGACACCACAGGGCGAACTGCATCCCCGGTGTGGTGAGGGTCTGCCCGGTGGTGTGTGAGTACTGACTACTCGTAACTGTTGTGGCGTGAGGAGCAACTTCCCCGTAGGTGGCAGAGTTTTCAAAATCGAGGGATTGAGGATTGATCAGAAAGCCCCACGCTAGCTTTTCTTCTTTCCCTTCCGGCTCATACTCCAGCAAAATCGCCTCCACTGGCTTCCCTTCGGGAGAGGCGATATCAGTTAGCTTTGCCCACGCTCTGTTGTTGTAGGGGTGGGGGGCTGTTGAGAGGTTGGGCTTTGCGGGAGTTCTATTGGTGTCCATTAAGAGAGTTGGTTGCTCAATTCTGTCTCAAAGCTTTGCTGAATTGCTCCCATCACCGCATCTGCGATCGCTTGTGGGTCGCCGCCTGCGTTAGGGAAGTGCAAGTGAAAGATGCTTCCGCCACCCCTAGGAGGAGGAGGGGGAGCGCTAGCCCTAGGGGAAGCCGTATCCCCGACTCTAGGTAAGGTATCGCTAACCCTAGGGAGAGGTGCAACTGATGGAGCGGTAGCACTAACTAGAGGGCCGAGCATTCCTTGGGGAATTATGTGCTCTGTTGTGTTTGCAACGAGAAGTTTTGCTCCTGACGGCATGGCAGCCATTTCCGATCTGGCAGCTCCTGCCAAATCGCTCAAAAAGCCCCCTGCCGCATTCCCCGCAACATGACCGGAGAACTTTGCCCCACTAAAGAAGTTGTTGATTGCCCCTACTGCTGTTTGTCCAGCTGATTCAATGTTCGACTGGATAGCGGGAACTGGGTTGAAAGAATTAACCGCATTCTGGGCACTTTGAACCATTCTTGCTCCGGCATTGACAAGCCCAGAAATGGCGTTAGCGATATCAGTGACTAGCTTAATTGCCGAATCAATGGGGGGTTGGATTTGAGCAGAGATTTCGATACCTAGTACAGAAACCCCGCTAGAGTAAGTCTCCCACGCCCCTCTAAGGAGTGATAATCCCTGGTTGAGGTATCCGTTGATTGATGCCCCAAACCCTGAGACTAACCCAGCACCTGCTTCAAGAGCCAGATAAACAGACCCAGACATACTATCAATAAATCCGTTGTACGCCACAATCGCGGACTGAATGCTTGCCCCCGCAGAGTTCATTGCCTGGTTGGCGCTGTTGGAGACTGGGGTTATATAGGTCGCGTAAAGATTGGAAAGATCGCTAGTTAGTCGATCAAAAGCCTGCGTAGTGGCAGCCGTTGCTTCGTTCTTCCATCCTTCTACAACTTGCCCTATATTGGTCGCGAGTGCATCTATGATTCGTCCAGTGACTTGGGCTAACGTTCCTAATACAGCTAGAGTTCCCATCGCTATTCTGACGGGAATCTGTTGCTGAAGATATCCTAGGTAACTTTGGAATCCTTGACTTAATGCGCTGCCAATACCTGAGGCAAGTTCAACAGCTCCTTCTAATACACTCTTTCCAAAAGAACTTGCGGCAGCTCCCGCCTGGTTAACTGTTTCCCCTATTGTTGTTTTCAGCCCATTAATCAGCGAATTTGCCGAGTTGCCTAGAGAGGTTCCCATTGCATTAAACTGCTCACCAATGGGGTCAGTAAAACTTAGGATTAAATATTTAAGGCTATCACCCAAGGACGAAAGCATCATCCCAAGAGCGTCTTGCATAGCTACGGAGACACCCTCATTTGCCCCATTGGCAAAACCCGCCAGACCGACGAATAGTGCGATCGCGGCTCGACCAATTCCCATGAGCAATTGACCGTAATCCACCCGTGCCAAGAAGTTGTACAACGCCCCAAAGGCTCTCCCCAGCACGTTACCTAGCGTATCGCCTAACCTATAGAAAACTAGAGGATCTGCCAAAGATTCAGACAGTATACTTACTCCTGAATTGAATAGAGTAGCTGATTGGCTCCCTGCGTTTCGCAGCATCCCTTCAAACCCAGTACCAATTGAAAAAATGAATTTTGCTGTGGCGTCAGCTAAGAACCTCAAGTCAAAATCTCCAATGCCAGCCCCACCCTTGAATAAATCTCTTGCCCCCGCAAGTCCGGCATTGATTTGCTTTAATCCTCCGATAACGATGTCTAACCCACTCTTAAGCACCGCCATCGGGTCAGGCAAATTTATCCCAGCCGCTTGAAGAACCTCACCTAATAAAGTGAAGGCTCCCTGAGGCCCGATAACTTGGTTTAAGACTTCATTGAATGAGCTGAACGCACTCTGCACTCCCTCTGTATTCACGTCGAGGTCGCGCATCACTCCGAATACACCTGTGCTGGGGTCGAATAGTGTGGACTGGAAGCTTTGCAGTAGGGCGTCAGCTGTTTGTCCCGCGTTTTTCTTGAAGTCCTCGGTGATGAATTTTTTGCCAACTTCTTCAATTAACTTCACCCGGTCTTTTATATCCAAGTCCTTCAGGGCGGATTTACCCAACGCTTGCAGGCGCTTATCTATTTCGTTCAGGATGACCGCATTTTGCTCGAAGAATTGAATCTGCCGCAGTTCCCCTGTAGATGCACCTCCCAGAGCTTTAGACAAGCCTAGGGTAGTGTTTCCAGTGTCAACGTTTGACGCTGCGGACAGGGCACCAAACGACTCGGAGATAGATGCAATGGTATCTTCAAAGCCCTTTTGATTGAGCTTGCCTGCGGGGTCTTTAAAGGCTTCTAGGACATTATCTTGGATGGCGATCGCTAAGTTCTTGTAATCCTGCGTGGCACCGGGTAGTGTCGCGGCGCTTTTGGCTAGGCGGTTGTTGAGATTTTCAATGAACTTAGCCGCCTCTTCGTAGCTTTGCCCCGTCAGGCTACTGAAGGTAGTTGCAGCCGTAACGTTGGCAAGCTGCAAGTTTTTAGCCTCATCAAACTTTGAATTCATGAAGCCAATCGCCTGAGTTGCCTTGCCGATCGCAAACTGAATCGCGTTAGCTTGCAGGATTCCCTGGGTTAGCGCTCCGGCTAGTCCTTGGGTTTGGGTTGCTGCCCCAGCAGCAGAGTTCCCCAAGCCAGACAAAGCGCCGCCGATGCCTCTGATGCCAGCAGTCGCTTGATCGCGCAGTTTTACAACAAGGTCAACAACCGCCATTAGAGTTTTGAGCCGTCGAGGATGGCGGTGTAGTACAGATATCCGGGATTCGCCCGGTAACGGCGATCGCCCCTCAGTAACTTGATGAAGTCTTGATGTCCAGCAATTGATTGCCCCACGAGGCAACCAGCGCTATTTTCCTCCACCAACGGGCAATTCCACCCGTGGTGTTGGTTGATTCCAAATACCCCTTCCTCGAAGTAATCCCCGGTACGGGTATAGTCGGCATTCCCATCCCTGAAAATCTTGACGGGGGCTGCTTGCTCCAATGCTGGATATTGACTCCGTCCGTGATAGCCCTGAATCCAGGCTTGGTACTGTCCAAATGCGATACGAGCACATCCCCTAGGATTGAGTGGATTTTCCGTGTAGTAGGTGCCTGGTTCTGTGGTCGCTTGCCAGTTGCCGACGATTCGGGGGACGAGTTCTTCGATTTCAATTACGATTCTGCGATCGTTCCACTCGTTAGGCTCGTCGGCGTTGACTACTCCGTTCGGCTCACAACCCTCCACGTAGACAATTGTGTAAGCCCCCTCCCCTACTGGCACCCAGTAGTTTTTGCTCACCATGTAGCGAATGACGCGAGAGGCAAAATCGTTTCCAAGCTTCAATTGAGGAGAAGGAAACTCTTCTAACGCCTTCAATGTAGGAGGAGAAGCCACACCGTCTACAGTCAAGCCAGCAAGCTTCTGAAAAACTGATAGAGCCAGCTTGCTTTGTGCCCCCCACGCCCCATCGGCTTTTGGGTCAAGAAGCCTTAATCGGATCAGGTGTTCTTGGATTTCCTTGTTGTTCACCTATTACCTCTCTCTATTTCCTGTTGTTGACGCTTTACTGCTCGGTTGTGAATTTCGACCATCTGGAGGAAGCGATCGCAATTCATCTCCTCGTATCCTTGCCATCCTTGAAAGCTGTTGCCGTTGATGCAGTAGACAGCTTCAAGAAACGATTCTTCGTCTAGCCTTACCCGCTGGCTTGTAACGAAAGGAGCGGAGGGTTTGGAACACCTTCCCGTAGTCTTCAAGCGTCAGGCTGTACAAATCCCCAGGCATCATTGGGCGTTCCTTCCACCATCTAATACAGGCACTGGAGGCGATTCGACAAGCGCGTTCTGTGCTGGCAATTTTGCCGTCTTCTAGGACAAGGTTTTCTTTAACTGTTAGCCGTCGCAGTGTGAAAGAGTGTCCGTTTGCAAGGATTATTTCCCGTGAGCGATCGGCGTGTTCTATGTAGGGCTTTTCCTTGCCTGGGTCGAACACCTCTACGAGGGGAGCGAGAAGCTCTAGGAAGATCAACAGGCGCTCACTGTCGTCAGCACCGTCAATCTGTTCAGGAATAGTCCTTGAGCCGTTCCAGTTGAGCAGGCAAAGTTCACTCAATGTGCGAGCGATTTTGTTGTTCTCTTCCCTGTCTGTTGCAATCCCGATATCAATCAAGTCCTGCACCAAGGGCATTCTAAAAGAAGCTGTTCCGCCGTCTTCTAGATCGAATTCAAAGGTGACTAAACCTTGCTCAGGTGGAGTTCCGTTGTCAGATGAGGGAGTAGCGGAATTAGAGTTCTCAGGCAGCAGCTCGACCTTAGGCATATTCCATGTCCTGCACGGTGAAATCAATTCTGTAGGTGGACGGACGATTGCCAGCCCGATCAACGTCTGACGGCTTTTCAGACTTGGGCTTGCAACCCGTGTAGACTCGGATTCTTCCGCGCTGCTCCAGATTGATGTTACAGCGTTTCAGAGGAGTCACTTGCACGAGTAAGTTCTCCCCACACCACCGGGAAAGCTTGGCGTCTAGGTCGTCGTGAACTTCGGGAACGTATTCCACCTCTAGGGTGATATCCCCATAACTTCTCATGCCCACGATTGAGGTCATCTGGTTTCGGTCAGGCAAGGGGTACTTCGATGAATCACGCGATCGCTCTCCACCAGAAAACTTGGTGAAGAAGTACTGCCCGAAGTCCCCACCCAGGGCAACACTAAACTCTGATTCAGACGCAGCATCGTAACTAGTCGGCATCGCTATCCTCCTTTAAGCGGCTGCAAGTGTTCTTGTGCTTCCGCCGACAATGGCGATCGCTTGATTCATCTGGTCAATCGCTACGCGATAAATATAGATCCGCAACCTCCTAGCAGTTGGCACCGGGATTATGAACACCCGCGCTTGGACGATGCGTTGCTCCAAGTTGGTGGGGTTTTGCATATCGGCTGTGCATTCCACCTGGTAAGCATCCCCTGGGCGGATACCATACAGGCAACCAGCAGCATAAAAGAGCTGACAAACTCCAGTGAGCAGTAACTGAACCTGGAGGTAGAACTTCCCGCGACTATCTACCGAGGTGTGGACGAGGTCAGACGCTCGAAAAGTTCTTTCCGCTGTTTCCACAAAGCTGTTGAGAATTACAACCCCGTTAATTGCTTCAAATGCGGAATTAGTCGAGCGGGTCAAGTCGTCGTAGGGCATCGCCCCCCGCCCCCGCTCAAAAATATTGATGTTGACCCTAGCTTCAGCCAGGTCAATCTTTTGGGCTTTGTCGAGCTTGTACGCCACACCCGAAATTCCGTTAAGGACACAGCGAGGCCCGCAGGGAGGCTCTTGGATACCTTGTTCAAAGTAACGCTTCAGTCCCACGGATGCGATCGCCGTTGAAGGTGCAACAAAATCAGAGTCTCGATCGATGAAATAGGGATAGGAGTAATAGGCGTGACCTTGTGGCGCAACATAGCCTGCGGCGTCAACTTTGGCTTTGCGCGGGTGATCGATGACACTGGGTTTATGGGGGTCAATTAAAGCGACCCAACGGAGTGTGCGGGCGTGTTCCGCCATGCTGTTGCCAATTTGGGTGCGCTCAAACTGGTTGAGCGTGTTGTAAAACGCCTGGGGGGCGCAGAGGAATCCCAAGGCTTCATCATCGTATCGTCTGGCAATTTCCTTAAAAGCAGCAACCCAATCCCAGTATTGAGGCGTAGCAGGGGTGGTGACAGCCCCCACGGTCACATTGGTGCTACCAGTGGCGGTGAAGGTTTGCCCATTTTTGGAGCGTAGGCGAAACACACCAGTGGTGTAATTGGGGGTGCCGTCCATGTTCAGGTTCGCCTCGGCTTCAACGGCGAGGTTAGTTGCCTCGGTGTTGTTGATAGCCGTTATGGCGGCAAGAACCGCTTCTGCCATTGTTGGCGTAGCGTCAAGTACGAAGGGAATAGCGGTTCCATTGATGGTTATTGTGTAGGTTGCGCCTGCGGTTAGGGTGCCAATCGTGACGGTTGCGATCGCCGCTGGTACAATTCGCGCCACATACAGCCCCTGATCGAAATTCTCTAAATAGTTCTCAACGCTATTAAGGATAAGGGCTTCGGATGAGCCAAATAAATTGACAAAGTCATCCATAGAACCCACGGCAGCAAAATCCAGTGGGTCAACAAGAGTCGCTGTTGCCGTAACCAACAGATAGCAACGGGAGTAGACCGCGACAACTGGAATTTGCGGGCCGGCGGAGTCAACGAATAACTCATATCCGGGCGTACCTTTATTGACTAATAGTGCCATTTTCCTCCCCTACTCTTAACTCAGCAAACTTTGGACTGGAAAGTTCCCCTACTTCCTCGACAGGCGATCGGAATACCCCCACCTCAAGCCCTTCAGGAATGAACGTGTCTCCGGCGTCTGGGTCAACCCTAATTAATCGGGGAATGTCCGCAGGCTTCCAAATGCAGCTAATTTGGTACGTTGCCTTGTAGCGATACACCGTTTCGTTCTCGCTACGCGCACTAATTAACCCATCACTCATCAACCTCAGCGCCCCACGTACTCCCTTGATTTGGCACGGACGGAACCCCGCCAGCAGTCCTTTAATTAGCTCGTGCAGTAGCAGTGCCCGTTCCCAATCTCGCCGTAGGTCTTCAACCTCAACAAAGTGCTGAAACTCCAGTTCCCTAAGTTGACTAAAATCTTCCCCTGGGAATGGAGTGTTACCCCCATCGGGATAACTTGAACCCTGGTAGGCTACCCAGTGTTGAGCCTGAGAACGGGTGCGTGATTCGCTGCCGTAAGGGTCGCCGTTTAGGTTAAGCGATCGCGCTTTCAATACAGCAATCTGTTCCTCAATCGCTTCTTGGAGGGGGAAGGGAAGGAACGCCTCCCAAACTGTCCTCGCTTGAGTCGAAGTGAGTTGAGGGTTAAAGCGACGTAATTGAGCAACGAATGTTTGAAACTCCATCAGAAACTAAGCTCCCAGCGCCGCCCCTCTTCCACAAACCCAACTGAAGGGACAGAAAGACCGACAGGCAGCTCATCAGGTGTTTCGTCGGTATTGGTTGCCAAATTTCTTAATTCTTCCTTCCCTAACTTTGTTAGCGCCTTGAGCCATTCCAGCGCCTCCTTAGCGTGTTCTCGAATCTGTGGATCGGCACTGGCACCGTCCAAGGAGTCGAGAGCAAGGCGAGCACAGTGAACTTTGAGCATCGTCTTGAAGCGATCGTTGAACTGCGCTGGATCTAAGGGAAGCAAGGAGAGGTAACTGTCTGCGATCGCACTCCCCATCTCACAGGCACTCTCTAACTGAGGCTCGTTAATCGCCTCAGTATTTGGGTCATTGTAGTTAGTAGCCTGAATTAAAGTCTCTTCGTTATAGAGAGACTTCATTTCCGAGGGAGTGACATAGTTCATTGAGTGATAGTCAAGGGAGGTTCATTGTTAGGCGGAAACTCTTTCTCTAAGATGAGCGGAATGCATTCATCCCACCCTTTAGGCGGCTTCGGAATGCCGTGTTCTTGGGCAATCGGTTGGATGCCTTTCCAGCCTTGAGTTGCAAATAGTTCCCTTAATTGAGCTTCGCGCTCGGCACGGGATATTGGGTTCTGAAGCAAATCAGCTTCAGGTGTTGGGCTGACTCCTCCTCCTACGGGCTGCGTGGGGGGGAGCGTGGATTCTCTTGACCCAAACGGCTCCTTGATTTTCCCCAGCTCTAGCAGTGGCTTGGCTTGGCTTTCCTCAAGCTCTAAGGTGTCGCCTGGGGCGTAGTCCTTGAGGTTGTGGTTAACTGATTCAATTACTGAATATTTCGGCATTTTGTCCTCTTCTAAAAACGCAAACTACGCGATCTGCTTTGGTGGCAGCGCTTACGCGATCGCATTTTGGATTAAATAGCCAGAATCCATTCCCGTTACATGATGGTCACGTTCAAAACGAATCTTGTAATACCAAGAGTCGTTCATTTCCCACCAGAAGGCATTGGAAACTTTGGGAACCCCTTTCAATACATAGGTGTAAAATTTGCTGGGTTCAGTCATGCGATCAATGTCGTTATTGACGGTGTAAGGGATTCGTCCGTCTGCATCACCCTCAAAAGCTTTGGGGTTGACGTAGGCAAGGATCAAGTCTTTTCCCCAGATGAATCCTTTAGCTCCCGTTGCTTTGTTTCGCCAGACTGCTTCAGCAGAGACAAAGCGAGACACATTAAAATATTGAGCCAGCATCTCATCGTTAATTGCCATTGATGAGGTGGGTTGGAAGTTGGCGCGGACTAACGGATGAGTTCTTAGAGCGCTCACTACTTGTTCGCCGCCAAGAATCACGTTTGGTTTATGTCCGGTACGGGATACGATCGCAAGCTTGGCAGTTTCAATAGCTTGGTCAGGTCGTGAACCCTGGTCGTTGAACTGGCTGCCACCAGAGAGAGCGGTTACCAACCCGTTGTAGTTGGCGGGATTCCGAGCCATTCGGGCTTGCTCCAGCTCGATATTGAGAGCAGAGCGACGCATCAATGAATTACTAGCCCGCTTCCCTAAGTTAATGTTGGCAGTTGCCGCTTCCTCCTCATGCTCGAGAGGAACCTTGTAGGCAAGTCCTTTGTTCCTCAGGCTGAAGGGGTGCCCTTCGTAGCCGTCTTGAATTTCGTTAAACGGTCCGCCATCGGCGCGATCGTCTTCGGCAGGATCGAAAGCTGAATCATCAAACTGAATGACGCTTCCAGAACGGGCTGGAACTTCTGCAAACGGGGAAAGATAGCGCCCTTTAAATTCAGCGTTGGTGTAGCCAGTGGCATAAGTACTGAGTACCATATTGTACCCAGCCTTAACCTCCAGCCTGTTCATCCCCTCATGGGCAAACTCTACTACCATCAACCCCCCTAGTTCGGTATCAAAATTACGCTGATGAGTTGCCCTGCTGCATTTGCTGATTCACTGGGCAGTAATAGAGCAACAGCTGGCCCCGTCGTAAAGGGAACCGCTTTCCCATCGGCGTCGGTTTGTAATCGTCGCTCAGTGGCGTTGGCAGGAATAGCCGCCCCTACCTCCACCATCGTTACGCCTAGGTGATCGCAGAGCGCAGTTTCCCCAGGAGCAACCGTGTAGTCACAGACGCCGATAGTGTTTTGACCGGCTGTAGCCTGTGCCCCGGTGCGACTGATAAAACGCTTCTTTGTGATCGCACTCGCAGCAACAATATTGAGGTTTACAACTGATTGTTTAATTGCCATTATCTCAACGCTCCCGATTCAATAAGGGCATCCAAGGCTTCAGTGAATTCAAGGTTGTGTTCCTTGGCGTAAGCTTGGATTTGCCGATTCTGGGCAGTGCTTCTGGCATCGAAACCATTGGGAGCTTTTTCGGTAAAAGCTGGGGCATCTTCAGGCCCAATCGGCATTTGCTTGTTTGACCAGAGTTCCCGTCCGCCAGACAGCTTATTCATGTAGGCGACACGAGGAGTAAGCTCTCCTTCTTCGCCGTAGTCGGCAGTGTTGTTGTTATCCAAAGAAAGGATGAAGCGAACTTCCCGATCTTTCTGTGTGGGGAGTAGTTTGCGATCGCGCACCAGTTGTTCACAAAAAGCAGTGACTCGATCATTTTCCCGCTCTTGGGTTAAGCGTTGGTTTTCAAGCGTCAGTAGTCTTACCTTTGTCTCTAGGTCGCCTTGGCGTTCTTTCATCTCCTCAAATTCTGCTTCATCGACTCCCATAGATTCCTCTTCCTCCTCGCTGTAATCGTTCAAAAATTCCCCCAGATTGTCCTCACTCCCTCCTTCCTCACCCTCGCCAGAGCGAAGTTGAAAGCTCAAGCGGTCGATCTGGGATTGCAGGCGCGAAACATCCTCCCAAGTCGCGAAACTGGGGGAAGGCTGGGAAGTTACCACGGCAAGCTGATCGAGGACGTAGGTGGGGTAAATCTTATCGGCTTCCTCTACGCCTTTCTCTTCGATGAAGCGATCGCGACTTCTTTGGTAGAAGTCTTTAAATAAGGAAGCAATAGGAGTAGAACCGTCCCCCATTGCCATAAAGGAGCTGTCAGGAGAAAAACTCGCAACATTGCTTCGACAACGCTCAGCAACCATCTTCAGAGCCTGCCAGACCCTGACCCCGATTCGTGCATTCTCAATCGTTTCATCGTCGGCTTCTGCCTCTAGACCAAATTCAACCGTATCGTCTTGGTCTTCCGCATAATCCGCAAATTCTTCAAGGGAATAGATCCGCTCAAAAGAAACCCTAATCGGGTCAAGTTCATTTAATTCAGTAAAGTCATCGGGCAAACTCATCCCCTTGACGGCTGGAGGGTCCACCCCGCAAGCCGCAACGTGACGTAGTGCCAAATTCCCTGGATAGGGATTGAAGAGAGAGTTAGGAAGGTAGAAGCTTGCGCTGAAACCTAGAATTCCTCCATCGCGAATCCATTCCCCTATTTTTGGGGAGATTTTCTTGAATCCGCCCATGAGCCTATCGCCCACTCGTTTAAGCTTTTCTGGGTAGCCGAAGGCTATCTGACTCTTGTGCAAATCCCTGTCTGAGTAGCTCCCAGTGTGATGCGCTGGATAGCTGACAATCAGGGGAGCTTTGAAGTTGTCGGGATTGTAAGTTTCGACAGCCTGATCTAAATCTGAAAGAGAATAATCGCGAGTGACCCCATTGGACGAGGTTCGCTTTCCCGATCTAAATATCTCGAACCACTTCAAACCATCTTGCATCGCGCTTCTGACTAGCACTATCAGCTTTCAGATTAGTGGTTCTCTCTCTTAAAATAAGGAGATGTTCGCGTTGATTGATATGCAAGTTTTGCAAGTAAATTACGGAAGTCGTTTAACTGCCCTGCGAGAAGAGAAGCATTGGAGTAGAGAGCGACTTGCTGTCGCGCTCAACGTGAGCTATCACACAATCCGTAGGTTAGAGGGGAACAGAACTTCATTGACAACGGAATATGCAGAAGCGATCGCACTAGCTTATGGATTGCCGCTAGTCGAATTTTGGAAGTGGATGTGCAACTAAATCAGATATAAAGTAACTGCCCCGTTGCCTTCCATTGAACCGTTGTCCCGGTGTCGCCGGAAACTTGAAAACTTAGGTTTGTCCCAGAAGTGGTAACAATTGCCTGCCACGCCGTCACCTCCTCGATCTGCACAAGCTGGATGACTCCACCAACCAAGCCACCCACGCCAATCACAACAGAGGCAACTCCGCTGATATTTTTGGCGATGCCAGAAAGCTGGTAATAGCCGACTTTGCCAATATTCACTCCAGCTATGCCCCTGCCACCGATCAAAATATCAAAGGCGATCGCTACGTTGTTGGGAATGACGATTTGACTGCCATCGCCCTGAACAAGAGGGGTAAGCGTGGCGGTGTTGACGGTGTTTGCATTTAAGTAAGCCTGCCCTGTCTCAAACTCCTGAAAGAAGCCGGAAGCTGCGGAAAGAAGTCTTACCATCAGGCTCTAACTACTACATAGCCTTGACGAGATTCAAGGGCGGTCGCACTACGGGCAAATCCCAAGAATTGGCTTAAATGCCCAGAGGTGGTGATGATGTTTGCGGTAACTCCCCCAGGGATGGTGTTGCTGAGGAAATAATTAGAAGCGGGTGTCAGCCCAGATAATGCCGAGTTGGTTCCACTTCCAACTGGGTAGCCTGTGGCGTTCTGCCCTGCTGTCGCCGCCACAAGGGTAAAGTGGGTTGCCCGTTTCCCGATACCAGCAGAGGCATCAGCCTTCCTAAACTTAATCGTTCCGTTGTCGTTCCATGCGTTCAACCAATCCCCCGCCGCTAGGGTTTCTGAGGCTGGAGCAACAAGAGTGTCTGCTCCAACTCCAGTAGGGAGGATGGACTGATCAATTTTTCCGTCTGTACCAAGGGCGAGAATTTTGCCGCCGTCTTGAGCGCCACGGCTCTGGACGGTGCCCTCAACTTCGCGGTAAGCAACGCCAGAACTATCGAGAATTAAATATTTATCAGCCATTGAATAAATAAGTAATGTGACTTGCTTGAATATTAGCCATAAGTATAGTGTTGGGGGCGATCGCAACCCCTGCAACCAGCACAAAACCTGCCCTAGGTCTGGACTGAGTCAATGCCCCATTCCGCCCCAACCATAGCGGTTTTGATGTCTCCCACTGCCAGCTAGGTTCCGTTATCCTCCCCGCCCGTTGAACTGACACCAATTCCCCTGGGGTTGCTGCGCTCAATGTCAGCCCTAGGACGCGACCTGGGTGCGTAAGATCGAGATTGTCGGCGTAATTTACATTACCGTTCGATTCCACAACAACTAAGCGATGACCACTCAACACAGCACCTGATCGTAATTCAAGGACTGAACTCGGTGCTTCCCCCGTCTGTTTGTAAATCGACCGTGTCGGCACTCCACACCTCTATCTCTACAACAGCGCCTGCGGTACTTGAGGCAAAGTAAATAATGCCGTCAAAGTACCCGTTTCCAAAGTTTAAGTCCTTTTCGCTGCCTGGACGCAGGGTCCTGTAGCCAATACTAGGGAGATAGGTTCCCCCCTCCTGATAGGCATAACGAACCTCATCATCTGTACGGCAGAAAAATTCAATCCGTCTTGCCTTCGCAAGCCTGAAGGGGTATTCCTCGTTGGCGACTTCAAGGATTAAAGGGGGTGCGATCGCTCCTGCAAAAACTCTGCTGACACTCGCATCACCGTCGCCATCACCACCGCCCAACCCTACCAAGGAACCGTCGGTATTGTAGTCTCGGACGTAGACAATCTGCGCGCCTTCAAATTCTTTGGAGTTGGGGGCGTAGCGACCAAAGGGCATAAATAAACCGCCTTAAACAACAAATGCGCGATTCGCGCACTTTATTTCTCGCCGCCTTCAACGTTGACGGTTTCAATTGTTCCCCCGGTGACAGCAGACTTATTGTCTTGCTTTGCCAGTCCCCCTCCAATACCGATCAATGTGAGGGCAATGTTGGTGCCTCCTTGGCGATCGCCAAGCAAGTTACCACCCACCCAGGTCAAAACCCCTAAAAGGATTATGACTAGGGGAACGAACAAATTAGAAAGCTTCATAGACCCTGAACTAGCCTTTGGAAGTACTGATTGGCAGTCTCTTCAATTCTAAGCTCCCGTCTTCGCCCCAATCCTCCCGACTCAGAATACAGGAACGGGCGCTTGTCCTGAACATTTTTGCTGTAGGGAACATTTGCGCCAATCTCAAGGCGATCGCTATAAGCCTTGTAACTGATTGACGCCCGCAGGTCACCCCGTCGTTGGTTGATCTTGGGGATGAATCCTCTCTTGACCTTTTGGGCAACGTAGCTGGGGTCGAGAGATGCCCACGGGGAGCCATCTGGATCGGTTTCTGTGCGGAAGCTGTCGTCAATGGACAGCTCTAATTCCTGACCAATTAGGTTGAACAGTGGAGTGGCGTCATCTAGGGCGCTTCCAAGGTTTGTAAAAGCAGTGTTGACCTGGGTTAAATCAATTTGAACTTCCATTCTCGGTTTTAGACAGAGTTAAATAGTTCCTGAACACCTGCTCGTCGCTTGAATCAAATTCAACTATTTCAGCAGCAACTGCCTTATCTTTGGTGGTTGGGTTTCCGTCTGCGTCTTGCCAGTAAGCTATCGAGTAAACACCACCATTTGGTGTCTCTCCGTCCCTGCGTTCCTGAGTTTCATCCGCCATAACTTTCATCCTTCAACATCTTTTCAAATACCTTGTAGCGCTCAGGGCACTTCTGCTTCAACTTCTCCTTGTCCAAGAAGTAAGCCTTGGCTGTTTCTGCGAAATCTTCCGCAGGACTGCTCTTAGCATAGGTAGAAATCGGATCGCCCTCTTTAGTGGCTACAAAAAAATCACTCACTGGGCTAGGCGTTGGCTGCCCATATCTTGATTGAGCAAAATTGTGCCCCATCTCATGGGTTAGCGTACTATAGTCCCCTTTCCCTCCATTACGACTTTGGTAATAAACAACCCCTTCATTCCCTCCGGTAGCAGCAGAGACAAAACCAGTCGAGTTGTATTCTTTTTCCCAGTAAGAGTCATACTTATTCTTTCCTTGTGAGAAATAAACATCTTTAGTGTGTTTTGTAAACGACCTAGGTAATGGTTCGTTTGTTGCTACCTGCTGAATTAAACTGATTGCGTCACTATTTTTATTAAACTCACTACTAGAATGAAACCTCATTCCATTGTATTCAACGCTCCACATATCCTCGCTCTGAGGCATTCCGTGTTTCGTTTGAGGCTGTGGAGGTTTGTAACTTTTTTTGACTTCGTCAAAAGTGAGTGAAGGGGCGATATCATTCAGCTCCTTTTCTCTTTTTTTTAGCAAATCATAATACTTCTTCTCTGCCGCATTAACCACTTTTCTGGCAGGTTCGCTGTCCTTCGATGCCTCAATCAAAGCCTGCTTCTTTTGGTCGTAGTCAGCCTTGTTTTTATCAAGTCTTGACTCATATTTGCGCCTAACTTGATTTTGCTTCTCTTGTATCTTGTCCTTGAGAGGTGTTGCTGAATTAGTTGTTTTCTTGCCAGCCTTCTTTTGAGCCTTTTCACGAGCCTCTTTCTCACGAGCGATCGCAATACGCTCCTCCTTCGCCTCCCGTCGCTTTTTGGCAAGAGAGGTTTCGGGTTTGGTCGCTAAGTTCTTCCCACTTGCTTGACTCCACAGCTTTCTCTGGCTTTCTGTAGGCGTTAGGCGACAGGATTCTCCTCCTCGCAAGCATCGCCCCCCACACTGTTCAATTTTGCAATTTAGGGAAGTCCCTGCTCTGCCACTTTTTGACTGACGGGCGAACTCTGGAGTATCACTAGCACCTTCGCTAAACTTCTGAATGTCCCCAAGGTTAAGCGGCTTGAAGCTAACCTGCTCCTCACCAAAGATAAAGCTGAATCGCTTGGTAAGGCGAGGGCTGACGTACTGCTGAAACTCCCCTTCAAAGGTTCCTTTCACGTCTTTTGTGACACCTAAAATCTTGGTAATCCGCCTGCCCAGCCCCTGTTGCAGTCCAGACTGAATAAGGCTTAGGGTGTTAGCGTCAGTGACAACCTCGGCAAAACTTACCGCAATCCCTCGCCATAACCGCCCCAACGCTGAAAATGCGATCGCCTCCTGAGTCAACATAAAGGCATAAACCTCGCTTCAACCGAAAGGTTTGCTTGAGTCCGTGGAGCCAAATCGCTCCCTGAACACCGTCAATTCATCGGGTAATTGCATATGCCGACTAAGCTCTATCTGTAATTTTTCTATGAGTTGATCCTCTTCTTGAGTCCTGTCCTCTTTATTAATCAACTCAGTCAAGCGATCAACCCTCTCATTTATCTGTTCAGTAGTTAATTTTTTCACAACTCCTCTAACCTGTATTCAATCCTCGTCACTTTCCTTGGCTCATCGCCAGCAAATATATCATCTACATCCTTAATTGTTTTACTCTTGCCAACAATTTGATAACGAACCCCTTTTGGAACCGTCACCTCGTCCTCGTTTGGCTTAAGAGAAATAGACTTGATTGAAACACCTGTCTTATTTTGGACAGTTATAAAAACTTCAACGTCTCTCCTGCTTATCCCATTGTTGCCAGTAGAAAACTTTTCCGCTATTTTCTTGTTAGTCGTGAAACTAGTGATTGAATCCGTTCCTTTAGCCAAACTAGCTTCAATAGCATTTTCGTTAAAGTTTTCATTTAAAAAGTACATTCCCCTGTGAACTTCCCCGTCATACCGAGGCATCCTTTTTAAATATTCATTAACTCCCTCCGCAGCTTCTTTGGCGCTCTTGTCGGAGTTGTCTCCTCTATCGGCCGACTTGATACTAGAATATTTGCTAGATGTATAAGACATTGTTCCATTAATCGCTTTTTTAGCTATCTCCTTGCTGGGAAATCCGTAATCTTTGACCAAGTGATCGGCGGCTTTGTCGGTACTGCGAAGGAACAGGTCTTTTTGTATCTTTTCGGGAAAAGTTATGTGTTCTTTCTTAAATGGGGGACTGTTGTCAGTTTTTTTTTGAGCCTTAAACTCAATCCCCAAGTCTTTAATTCCGTCAACACCCAGCCGTTCCAAGATTTCAGCTTTTTGAGCTGGGGTTGCTTTATTCCACGCCGTTTGACCTAATCCCTTAGCCCACTCCTCAACAATTTTCCCAGTTGCGCCCATTTTTTCAGGTTGCGAACTTGCTTGCAGTGACGCTCGGCTAACTGGGTTTTCCTCTCCAAAAGTTCTCTGAATGGTGTCATCAGAAATCTCCCCTCGCTTTGCCGAAATAATCTCCCTAGTTTCGGCATCCCCAACAAACCGAGCAAATCGCTCTCGTGCTGTCTCTGGGATAGCAGGGCTTTGACCTGCCGCATTCCACATACTGTTGGCTTGAGATTCAACAGTATCGAGCCACTCCTTGTCTTTTGACTCAGCTTTCAGAGACAAGTGCTTATCAACTGCCTCACCGAAAGCATCCTTGCGATCGCCACTCAATCTTGTGGAGCGTTCCCAAAGCTTGTCGAGAGACTCATGTTTCTCTTGCTTGAGGTCTTCGAGTTCCTTGGCTTTACGCTCCGTTGGCGTCAAAGACTTTTTTTCTTCCTTCTTCTTGTCAGCTTTTGCCTCCCTACCTGTGCCACTCTTCTCCTTGGTTCGCGAGGTAACGCCAGCCTTTTTGTCGGTTTTAGGTGTGGCAGCTTCTTTTGCTCTCGCCTCCTTCATCTCCCGTCGTTTCTTGGCAAGAGAGGTTTCAACAGTTCCCACCTTCCTAAGTGCCTTGTCGTGAGCCTTCCGCTCCTCAGGTTTCATGGTGAGGCGGCATTTTTCTCCACCTTTCAGACAGCGTCCACCACACTGTTCAACCTTGCACTTCAGGGTTTTGCTACCCGCTTTAAATTCAACGGGTTCTGCAAACTTCTCTATATCATCAGCGTTGAGCGCCTCAAAAGACTTGGAGTCTGGTGAAATTTCAAAACCGAAGCGTTTTGTCAGTCGAGGTGACACCTTAACTCTCGCCTCACCCTTGAAGGTGTCGCCGTCTACCGTCACACCCACAACAGACAGGTTTCGACCACTAATCATTGAGCGGACAATTCCGTTCACATAGGCTAAAACCTCTGGGTCAGTGACGGCTTGTTCTTCCGCAAAATTAAACTCTCTTGCCAGCTTTCCTAACTCAGCAAATGCGATCGCTTCTTCTGTCAACATAATTAGCCAAATCCTTTGGGCTTAAATGCCCTCAATATCCTTTGAGGAATAACCTTTCTAATCAACTTCTGCCAGGTGGGTTGCTGCCTCTCAAGCATCTGCTGGAATAGGTGAGGTCGGGCAGAGATGGGCGATTTACCAGGGGTGTAGAAGAATCCCTCGTCAGCGACTGGGTAAATTTTCTCTTTAACCTTAATAGCTGGAACTTCCCCCATTTCACCATTGGGAAATTGATAAGGCAAGCGATCGCTTAACACATCAAATCCGCCATCTGGTGCAGGGACAGAGAAGGTACGGCAGCGACAACCGAACCCTGAAAAACCAACAAGCCCAGAGTATTGCGGATCATTGCCGTCAAACACCATGCCATCCATCGCTTTATGGTGGGGGCGTTCCTGTGGAGAGTCACGGTGTCGCCACATCAAGCCAGGGCGTAGCTGCTTCACTACGGGGTCTTGTCGTTGCTGCCACTGCCCTGCCGCGTAAGCCATGCGGAAGTTAGTTTTGGCAACCAAATCAGCCCTCCTCGCTACTCCTTCCCTTGGCTGCCAGCCGTAGTTTTGGGCGATCGCATCAAACTCCTTGGCAAACTGAGCAAAGCCTGTTCCCTCAGCAATATACCGATCCATTGCTGCGCGGAAATCCTGGAGCATTTCGGCACTGGTGACACCGGCCACGGCAAACGCCCAGTCATTCTCTGCCCCTTGGATATCTTTCCAGGTCTGGGTTGGGATGTTGAGCTTTTGGCGGAAGTAGGCGATCGCTTTGTCGAATGGCAGCCGAGTTGGATCGTCGGCAAATTCCACCTCCCCTCGGTCGGGTCGCTCCGAGTACATCCCAACCAGGAAACTGAGCGAGTTTCCCTCGGCAATGGCTGAGGCTAAAGTTGTGATATCCAGCTTTGCATAGAGCGACTCCCAACTTAGTTCGGGGGTTAGGGAATCTTTGATAGAGGCGATCGCTTTCTTGAGGGCTTGGTGGAAAGCATCAGTGAAGCGCTCCTCGTAGGCGTCCTCACTCGTTAAAAAAAAACTGTCGTCACCCTCTGAATGCTCAGGCTTAAGCTGAGGTCTGTACTTGAAAGCACCACACTCCTCACTCCCATTAGCTCGCTCCCTCACCCAGTTTCCTTTCTTCGCCAGCTCCAAGGATTTGCCTTTGAGCTGGCGACAGGAGGTAACGTCCTGGTTCCACCCAGCGCACTTGGTTGCACGAGCTTTTTTAATCGCTTCTCCCCTGTCACTTGCGTCCACAACGGCTGGGGTGTTGCGTCCCTTGAACCACACGCCCCATAGTACCGACTCGGCAAAGTTCACACGCTTGTATTGCTCTAGATCTGCAACAGTAACTTCCCGAATCCGTCCAAAATACTCCTCCGGCATCTCGGTAAGGTAGGCAGCTTTAGCAGCTTCTACCGAGTCGTAACCGATCATGTACTTGTGCTCATTGAAGTCGCCGTCTTCGGGTGAGATTTGCTCAACCTCAAAGATGCGATCGCTTCCTTGAGGTTCTTCACCCTTGGGGGGAACTAAACCGAGGTAGAGGTAGCAGTCTAGGGCATTGCCATCAGCGCCCAAGTATCCTCGGATGTGACCGTAGCCCGAACGAAGCTTCTTGCTGTTCTTGCGACCAGGGAAACGAACAGCACCGGGGAGAAATTCAACACCAATGTCTAAACCGTTCCACTTCAGCTTACGGTCAATGATTGCGCCGAAGTCGGCGGTCATCGAGCCTTGTCGAGATGCTGATTCTGATAACTCTGCTGTATCCTCTTCTGGTGGAGGTTCAGCGTCAGGAAGAGAGAAGGCTTCACCGTATGTGGCTTTAATGTAATCGTTTGTAACATTCAACCCGATGTCTAGGATGAGAGTGCGATCGCTCTGCACTCTGCCATTACGCTTTGCCTCCCTTTGCTCATCCTCAAGACGCTCCTGCTCCAGTCGCCTGATTTCTGACCGGGTTTCCCGTCGGATTATCGGGTTTGTGGCATCGGGCCAGTTGTATTCGCCAATCAACTGCCACAACTGGGCACATGGACCTTCGTCCAGTGAATTGCAATCGGCGTCAACTACGTTCTCGTTACGGTTCTCAGCCTGCTGGGTTTCTGCTGCGTAGCTTCCTGTAGTTTTTTCCGAGTAGCTTCCCTCTCCCCAAATAGCACGAGAGATTTCCACTGCTGCTGTGTCGTACAGCCACTTTAAGATCTGATGCCCGCCCGCACGGGGTTCAAGGAAGTTTATCTTGAATCCGTCCGTAGTGCTGGCGTTGGCGTTGGGACTGATGGCTTTGAGCAGTCGGTTGAAAGCGCCTAAGACAATGGCGTCATCAGTATTCTGGGGATTAAGGTCAACGGGGTAGGTGCCGTGAACGGGTGGCGAACCGAGGCGATCGCCTGTTAGCACCCCTGACTTAATCACCTCTTTGCGAATCTCATAAAACTTGCGAATACGGTAGCCAAGCCCTAACCCCTGGGGCAAACCCTTCATGCTGCCGTAGGTGTAGCAGATGAATCTATTGCGAGGGCACCGTTCTCCTTCGATGGGCGATCGCTTAGTAAGCAGCCTGAGTTCGTAGCCACTGACTAAGACAATATCCTTGGTTGGGTCAAGGTCTTCATCTGTGCAGACCTTGATAGTTTTGTTGTCCGGTTCCCGGTAGCGGAAGGTAAAGCGTCGCTGGGGAACAAATTCCACATTTGGGAGAATTAGCTTATCCCGTTCTACCCACTCCAAAGCCTGGACGGCGAAGCCGATTAATAATCCACTGTTGAGGAAATTGCTGCAAATTTGTTCGTAGGGAATCAGCGGTCTTTTCTTTTTGTCCTTTTTCCCCTGCTTCTGGTCTTCGTCGTGAATGTCTAAGATTTTCTTGGCGAGGTTGGCTGCCTCTATATCTGCCTTCTCCTCGCTTGCTGCATCAACTAGAACCGCTCGTCCCAACAGTGCACCAACCCGCTCGTCTAACTTCCCGCCTACCTGTGGATCGATGAGCATCTCTTCGTAGCGGAAGAAGTCACCACCAAAGCGCTGGTAAAGATAGATGTCTTCCGGTTCGGGGCCGCCATTGAAGACCCAGGTAACAAGGTTGGGGTCAGTTCTTACAATTTCTAGTTTGGTCTGAAGGTCAAAGGGCATTTAGGAATAGGTTTTAGGGGGTAGGTGATAGGGAACATTATCTATGCATTCAACTCTTGTCCACCAACCTCCAATGCGATCGCTTAGTAGTTAGAACTATCTAGATTGTCCATATTGAAAGGAACCATTTTTGCAGAGGCACGATCTGCACAGGTTTCCTTGCTTGCTAGTGGAGTTGGTTCAGGTATCTCCAACCCGTTGACTCCTGCTACATTCCCTATGCGAGAAATGTCGCTTGAGTGGATTCTTCCTCCAGTTTTAGGCTTGGGCATTGCGATCGCTCCTATGGATCTTTCTTCCAGTCTCTCTGCGCGAGAAATGTCCCTCTGTCAATGTGATTAGTTTTAAGAAATAATTCATATTCCAAGTCAGCTTGATTGCGATATCGGTCAAATTCGTTGACTTGAATCCAAGGAATCGTGTTTAAAAAGATTCGTGCCAGCTGATCTGACATATCAAAGCGATCGCGATTGATTTCAACAGAGCGATAGATGTTGCCGTCATTATGTCGCTTGGTTGCTGCATACCAGTCGATCAGCATCTCTAGAAGGTCGAACAGGTTCATGTTTGACACCCTGCTCGTTGAAACTTTTATCTCGTCTTGCAAAAACTTAATTTGCTCTTTTAATACCTCAACAACAGAATCATCCAATCCACTACCAATCAATCGCTCCAATTTTTCAATCTGAGCGAACATCTGAGAAACTTTCTTGCTGCTTCCCTTTGCATGGAACTCAGGATGATGGCGATTCTTGCTGTAGTGATGGTCAAGCGCGGGCTTCATGCCTTGGAGGAACTGCTTGTACTCTTCGCTACCATAAGTACTCCCTGCCAACTTAGGGGTGTACTCGGTAAAAGTAGACACTTCAGGGGTAGTAAGCTTAGAGCGATCATGGGTGAACTGCCGCCGCATTAACTCAATCTGGGCGTTTGCTAGCAACTGCATTACTAGGTCGATGTGCTTCCATGTTTCGGCGTTCGTTGCCAGATCAGCTTGTGTTAGTTCGGGTTCATCCATGCGATCGCATCCATTCTTTGATTGGTCGCTTCATTGGCGCTATACGTCCTGACTAGCTCAACTTAGCTCGATTCACCGTTCCACTAACATGGTAATTCCGAACGGTGGAAATCTCTCCATAAGCGCCACTTAAAGCGTCGGTCACATCATTAATCAGTGGCTGGCTGGTTCCATCGAAACCGTGAACCGCATCCAAGAACATCTGATTCCACATACCACGCAGCAACTTGACGTTACCGCGCTTGGCTTCTCCTGCAATAGGTTTGGCACGGGTCAGTTTGTCACCCAATGGTTTTACCCCACGAGCATCAAAGCCAGACAAACGCGATCGCAAGTTTGCTTCAACCTTTAGCCCTGCACTACCCCCCTCTAACTCCCAGCGCACTGGGACGATTCGCCCATCTTGAGCGGCTGTGGTGACAATCAGGTCATCCCCTTCGGCGGGTCCTACTTGCTCGGCGATTAGGTGGACAACATAATAATCGGAACCGAAGCGACCCAGGTGCAAGCCTGCGGTGTAGAAAGCGTCTGAGTTGAATTCTTGGGCAGTCGCTGCCATATCCCAGAAACGAACTTGGGTGGAGAACCGAGGAAGGGTGTCAACAACTTCAAACCAGGTTCTGTTGAATACGAGTCCGCCACCTTTAACGTCTAATGGCTGACAACCTAACTCCTCGTCAGCACCAATCCCATAGTCTCTATACAGCTGGGCATACCAAGCAAATTCATTCTCAAGCGTCCACTGTTCGCCATTTATCAAGCAGATTCGCCTGAAGAGTCCGTCTGCGATCGCATCAGATAGTGTTGTCCGATGTAAGCTATACGAAAGCGCCCCAGATCGAATCTCCTCACACAACTTGTTAAAAGGATTGCTTACACCGTTATGGGTTGAAATGTACCTAATTTGTCCGCCCCACATAGTTAGAGCCATAGCAGCCTTACGAACTTCGTTAAAGTCCTGAAGAAACGCGCACTCATCAACGACGACATTCCCCTGCTTCCCCCGCAAGCTGGATGGACGAGAGGATAGAGCTACTACTTTATGTCCAGAGGCAAAGCGAACCCGAAAAACCAGAATATCTTCGTCTTCATCCCTGATAACAGTCTGTTCAATCTGGGTTGCCGCCAATTGATAAGCCCTTGCCCAGTAAGAGACGCTCTCAATATAGTCAAGAGTCATCTCCTTTGAGGTTCCAAGATAATAAGTATCGCTACCATTTGAACGTGCTGCCTGCAAAGCCGATTTAGCTGCATCAGCCCAGGTTGCCCCAATCCGCCGACTTTTCTCCCACACCATTACTTGACTGGTATCGGAGAACCATTGAGCCTGGTACGGCATCAGCAACGGAGGAAGACGACGGAACAGTCGATCTCCCTCTTGTATTCCCTCAGAAGGAGAGGCTTTGGATAAAATCCCCTTAGAGCTACTACGCTCAATTATCTTGAGCCTCATCTTTGGCGGCAACTCTAAAGAGGATGGAAGCATCAAAGCCAAATCCCTTGTGTATGGTTATTGATTTTCATGAATCGCTCTAAACAAAAGAACGGACGAGACGAGTACCAAGCAATCCAATCTGTACAGTATTTACTTGAATTACAAGACTTACACGACGGGACTAAATTGTGCAAGTTATTTTGTCCGCCTTTTGATACAGGCACAATATGATCCCATTGCACCTTGTTTTGACCCACACAGAAGTCAAGCTCACAAGAGCAATAGACACAGCAACTGTCAAAATACTGAAAACACTCCCTGAGAGTGCGAATACCAGGGAATTCGCCCCCGAGTAGCTTCTTAGCTTTGCGCTCCTGAGTATAAAGCTTTATCCTTTGCCAGTGCCTGCGATATTGAATCTTCCAATTCTTTCTGGAATACTCCCTGCCATACCGAAGGACTTTCTCTTTGTGCTTGGCTTTAGATGCTCTATTTCTTTGCAGACATAACTCATGGTTATTTGAGAAAAATTTGCTGCTGGCAAGCCGTCTTCTTTGCCTGTATTCTTCCTGAGATTCTACAGAGGAAGCAGCTATCTTCGCCATTTGAGCTTGATAGCTTTTCTTTGCGTGTTCTTTAACCTTTTCTGGGTTTTGCTCTCTGTAGCGACGACTCGCTAGTCTTGAACACTCAACACAATTGGTACTCTTTCGACCTTTCCTCTTTTGCCTTAAGCTGTACCCCGTCTCCATCCAATCATGCTTCGCATGGCATAGGATGCCCAATTCATATTTCAACGGATCTATTCCGTTCTTTGTTAAAATGTCCACAACTGTACCTTCTTGTTCAAGGTGTAGAGCCTCTGGGGTTGCTCAATCCGCGAGAGGCATTTCTATTACTTATTATCCCCTACTTTTTCTCTTATTTCTGTTAAGTTGTCTGCGGTCAAAGACGGCTCATCCAGTCCCAACAACTTAGTCTTAATAAGCTCTACAGCCTCGTCCGACAGACCAGACTCCTCTAACTTAGTGGATTGTCCAGGCGGAATTGTTGGATCGACAATCTCGTAACCAAGCTTTTGCAGGAAGGCGATCGCCTTTGGAACATTCTCCCACTCTAAGCCAGCTGCTAACCGTTCCCCGTTGATTGCCCTTTCCAACGACAGCAGCCAGAAGTTGATGTTACTTGCTCGAATTGACTTTAATTCAGCCTCTAACCGTTCTGGGATTTCTTTGACTTCCTCTATTCGTCGGTTCTGCCACTGGAAGTAAGCGTCTACCACTGAACGAGCGGATTGATAACTGTTGAGGTGTTCAACGGCTAGGTCACTAGTGCGATCGCTTGTCTTCTTGACTATCTCATTATCACATTCCAGCCTAACTTGAGCCTCGAAGCTCTTCCGCTGCACCGACCACTTAGGCTCGTCGAAGCGTGACCAGTTGTTGATGTTCTTATAAGAGTTACCCGACTCCACAGCCAGCTGCTTCAAGCTAATTTTGGAGCCGCGAACATAGCGATCGCGGCACTGTTCCTTCGTCCAAGGCTGAGTCATAATCCTTTACACTTCAGACTTTCTTGATCAAAGCCTGAGCGATCGCATTTAGCAATAGTTCAGACTTAAATGGTTTGGTGATGTAGCCATCCGCCCCCAGACTCAGACCTTGGGCTAGACTCTTTTTGTCGGCAGCAGCAGAGAGGAATATAAATGGGATTCTAGCGGTCGTTGAATCATTGCGGAGCGATCGCAGTACAACAAAGCCATCCCCGCCTGGAATCATCAGGTCACACATGATTAGATCCGGTAACCTTTCCTGCGCGATTTCGATGCCTTGGCTTCCACTCTTAGCCGAGAAGATTTCATGCTCTTCCATCTCAAGGAGTTCAATCAAATTAGAAAGAATACCGGGGTCATCCTCTATGAGGAGAATTTTCGCCATAGTCCGCTGTTTTCTCCTCACGTGGAACTTCTGAATTCAGTTTTCTCTTGAGAATCGTAATTTCAAGATCATGTTCGGTGATTTGTTGAGCCATCTGGATCAGGCTCCCGCTCCTCAGTACGTGGTTGATGCTGTCCTGGGCATCTCTGCCGATGCCTAGCGAAACCTCAGAAATCTTAATTGCGTTTTGGGCTGACCCAAGGGCGCTGTATGCTTCGCCTCGCAGTTGCTCAAGAGCTGCGGTTGCGGTAGTTATTGCTTCCTTGTTGTCCTGAACAATACCCTGTAGTGTGTGGGCGAGCGACTCAACTTCGTCAACTCTTCTGTCAACAGAAGATTGGGTTTCTCTCAGCTCCTGCTCTATCTTTTTAATGCGTTCGTTTTTTTCATTAATCTGTTCTTTAATTTGGTTATTTTTGTTATCGAAGTATTCTTTTAAATATTTGAATAAATACGGAGCGAAAAAGCCACCAAGCCCAGCGAGTGCCGCCCATTGAGCGTTACCCATGCGCTTCGCCTCCACAACCAAAAAGGCGACTAAACAAGCACAGAGGAAAGCTATTACTAATTGGCTGGGGTCAATCCGTAATCGATTCATGCTTTTTTAGGGGAAAACGAAGCTCACGGTATCGTCCTCACCCCTGACCTTACCTTCTTCTACTATCCGGTAGGTCAGACTGAACGGGAAAGATCCAACAGATAGCACGTCGCCGTCTTTTAAAACCTGCTTGATTAATGGTTTTCCTTTCAAGAAAGTGAATTGTTTGGGGTCATTAGTCAATGACTCCAACAGGTGAATGTCTGCGCGACCACTAATCGCAATGATCTTGAACAGGTTGGCTGTGACGGCTGGATTATAAATCTGTATACAGGTGTGGAGTGGCAGATCAGACGGTTCGGGACGCCTGCCCCAAACCCAAACCCGCCCCCCCTCGAACGGCATCTTGGCGTAAAATTCAGACTGAGGAGCAACCACACCCTCAGTAATCTTGTGGTAAGGCTGATAAAAATGAAGTTGGGCGTGGCGCACTCAGCCTCCTGCTTGCTCTGCGCGAAAAAGCCTTAGATACATGGTAACTGCTCTGAAGGGGCAATCGCCTCCAGACAAGCTAAGAAGCACGACGCTGCTCAGACTGCAACACTCGAACATCACCAATTGCTGAAAACACCTCAATGAATTTCTCAACATCTTCGCCCAGATAGAGGAAGTCGTTGTAGTAGCGAGGTGATGATTGGCGATCGCCATTCTCATCAAGAAAAGCGATGCGTTTGTGTACTTCGCAGATAGCGGTCACCTCTTTAATGCATGACTTGTACCAAGTGGCACCCGTGCGATTGAGCAAGAGCATTGCAGACTTGATATCGCCGTCCTGATATCCTCGAATCGCAGTAGTAAGCCACTCAAAAACATCGCGACCATAGGGAGGATTACACCAGACAGTAATGGGGCCTTCATTCCACGCATACCAGTCGCTGGCAACCAGTCCCTCGTCATCCTTTGTGAAATATTTCTTAGCTTGAATCCAGGACTGTGCCAGCTCATTACTAGCCGGATCGAGGTCGATACCACCCAGCACCTCCCGTGCCATCTCGACGTACTCAGGGGGTGTGTACCATTCGTCGGTGCGAGTAGCAGGCTTCTGTAGCTTCGTTTCTAGCTCCATTAGCTCCATTATTCGACCTTCTAGCTCTTGAATCCTGGCTTCATAACCTAAGATCTCGCCGACACGCCGCCTTTGCTCTTCGCTGAACGAAGTGGCGATCGCTTCCACCACTTCAACACTCTGCTTGGGCATATTGCGCACCAAAATTTCCACCACAGCAGGCAACTGCTCTCGCTCTATCGTGGCTGCCGCCGATGCGTACTCTTGGGGGGTAGTAGTTGTGAACTGGTGTTCGGGCTGTGTTGCAGGGGAGCCGTGATCAGGCGATCGCTCCTCCTCGTTCGGCAGAACCCCCTCGTCTTCTGGCGTTGGTGGTGAGAAGGTTTTGGCGACGTGCGTACTCCCTGTTACTCCTTGAGAAGCTGGTGGTTTTGGCGCAGGCGCAGGCTTAGGTTTATCTGTTAGCTGGACGAATTGGGGAAGAATCGGCACGGGAGCACCTTCACGTTCATCCCACTTCACCCAAACTCCTGACTTTTTATCCAGTTGCATGATGGTTCCCAACTCTCCCACATTGATCCAGTCGGGAGCGCCAGTAATTACTTCAACGCGATCGCCTTCCTTTAGATTCATCTGCGCAAAACGCGCAGATAATTCCCGCTCGTGCATGATGGCTGATACCAGCCGATCCTGACCAGGGCGAAGACGGAGGTAACGAGCAATGGTGCGGGAGCTGAATCTCCCTGTTCCTCGCTCCTTTCGAGTCAGATCTGGGACTGATAGAAATTCTTCAAGGTAGCGTTCGGGTGACAGCTGCCCGATCGAGTCAAGAAACATTTCAATCCGCTTACGCACCCCAGCAGGTGAGTTGTCTGCCCCTAGTCCGTGCTGAGTGTTGGCTTTTGCAGAGAAAAGCCTTGCCTCTGCCAATGAGCCGATGCGAACCTCGAAAAGTAGCTTGTCGATAGCGGGCGACCTTCGTGCGGCTATTACTCGTTGGTGGCAGTCGCCAGCGTAGTGAAGTCCGTCATCTGGGTTATGGAAAACAACAGGTAGGGGTAGGCGGTTTAGATCCCACTCGCCGTTGTCCATATCTCGCTTATAGTCCTCAATCTTGAGGGCATCCTCAAACATTCGCGATTGTGTTCCACAGTCGATGATGATGTCATCGGGGTTTAGGTAAGCCGTAACTGGTGGTGATGGGCGATCGCGTTTTACCGACTCCTGACCATCGGCAACTAATTGGTCGTTGGTGGCAGTCTGTTGCTCTGCTCCTGCTATCCGTTCGATAGCTGCCTCAATCGAGATTGCCTGTTCAGTCTGTCGAACTTCGGCGTCTGAACCCTGCTCAACACCATTCACCACCTTTACGTCATAGGGGGAGACATCCTCCAACCCTGAACCATCAAATACAACCGAAAGCATAGGCACTTGACGATGGTCGATGAACACGGCTTTAACTAGACCCTCACCGTTGAAGTCGTGAACCACTTTTGTGTTGTGAGGAAATTTGCGACAAACAGCCAGACCTTCCAAAAGGCGAGAAATGCGATTCCGTTCAGATGTGTTGGCCCGCTTCTCTTGAGCGGTAGAGCGATCGCACTTCGCGGGAAACGTAGTAGCTTGAGCGTCAAGTTGCTTGAGCTTGTCCTTGTAAGACTGAATTGTTTGTTCTAAATCAAATTGCTCCGAAACTGTAGCAACCATCGTGTATTCTCCTGATGTGTTTATGCTTACGGCGACTGCGTCAACAGTCGCTTTTTCTTTGACTTGCCCAAAGTCGCTTTTAAAGCTGAGCGGGGCGTTGCCCTGAGCCTGTCGAAGGGTCGAAGCTTCAATCGTTGGCAGAGCGTTGGGGCAGTCCGGATCGATATCTCGAACCATCTGGGCAATTTCATCTATTTGCTCTTGATGCCCGCTCAATACGGAATCTTCAATAAATGGCTTAAGGGCGAGCAATATCTCTGTGATTTCTTGGGGAACAATCCCGTTTCCCAATACGCGCTTTCTCTGTGTCTCGCTAATCTGGATTTCCCTGCCGTCAGCCGTTAGTCCAATAGCTGTGGAATTGGGTTCCCAGCCCATCACGTTCTCATACTCACGGGCTGTCATGGGGCGTTCAATGTAAGCTCCCCCGTCGATTTCTCGCACCTTCATTGCGCCGCTGCCAGCTTGGTGACCGTTGGTGTTGGCGAGAGAACGTAGTGTGGGTGCGTTCTCCGTGTAAAGGCGATCGCCGCCTGGTGCCCGATGGACAACCTTTAGCTTTGAGCCACCCGTAGAGGGGGAAAGTAGCGAGCACGCATCTGATTCATAGATGCGAGGCTTGCCCTCTCTTGCTGACTGTAGTGTGTCAAGGATGGCAAAGCCCTTCCCGCCTCTAGCGTGGTTGCTATTGGTTGAATCAAGCCACCTGCCCGCTATCAAGCTAGGGGCTTCATCCGTAAACTCAACTTCATTGGCGCAAGCCTTAATAGCAGCAGGCAGCCGAACAAAAGTGTTTGGGTGCTTGGCGTTTCCAGTACCCTGCTTAAAAGAAGACTGGCGCAGGGTGTAAGCCTGATCTACAGGGTCACCGCTAACTGAGTTTATTGGTGCACTACCTCCCAAGCATTCAGCCAGCGTCTTTTTGTAAGGCTTCGGGGACGTAATTCGCACATCGCCGGTGAACGCCCAGACAGAAGACTCTGGGTCTGTTTTGTGGGACATGGCGACTCCCGTTTCTGAGCTGCCAAGTCCCCATATACCCCACTTCTGCAAACGCTTGGATGACTTGCTTGAAGTCTTCTCCTTCCCCTGAGCTGAACAGTCCTTGGACGTTTTCAAATAGGAAAAATTTAGGCTGGAGAAGTTGCAGAAATCGGATTCCTTCAAAAAACAGGCGTCCGCGATCGCCTTCAATACCGGCACGTTTTCCAGCCTGGGAGAAATCCGGGCAAGGACTTCCCCAGATGAGAATGTCTGGTACGGGGAGAGACTGAATAAACTCGTCCGTGAGCTGGGTGATGTCCCGCTCAATGAGTCGTGTGTTAGGGAATCGCTTGCGGTAGATGGCGGCAGCCCATTGCTGCTTTTCTCCTGGCTCGTACTGGATAGCCCACAAGGAGTCGTATCCAGCGTTGCCTGCTCCTTCGGTGTCGCCGCCACCACCGGCGAAGAGATGTCCACTTGTTGGCATTGGTCTTTAAGGGGAAAAGGGGAATAGTTGAACCGCACAACCCAAACGGGTTTTAGCAAGTCAGTTTTTTTGAAGAATTGAGAGAGGAATTTTTCCTTGCTCAATTCCGGAAAACCTTCAAGAGCAACATCGCCCTCTGGCATATCTGCAAGTGCTTCTTGGTAAGGTGCAACTGTTAGCTTCAACCACCCGGTTTGGACGCCTCTATAGCGGGGGTCTTTGTCAAACGCTCGAATCAGCAAGCCCTTTTGATAGGCTTTGATAAATTTCTGGGCGTGTGAGTCTTTCCAGTCGCGACGAGTCACACACTTTCCACAGTTCTCTAGCTCGTTGTAGGTGTAGCCGAAGCTGACGAATAAGCCGGACTTGGGGGAGTCTGTTGCCTCAGGAGGATTGGACAAAGTGAGTAGACTGCTCATGCCCTCCGTGCCTCTCGAACGCTCTGGAGCACCTTTAACAACTCCTCCTCGCCAATTTCATCAACAACGGCATGAACCAGCTGACGCACTTTCGCGGACAAGCGAGTTTTCCTGATGGCTGAATTCCTGACCGCATTGGCGTCCAACGGCACACAGGAACGCTTTTTATCCCGCACAGCCCAGACCCAGGAAACGCCAACTTTTACGCCGCTTTTTGCTAAGGCGATCGCCTGTTCAATAATCTCTAAATCGGGTTTTTTGCCGTAAGCCATTTCCTGAAGCGCTGATTTCCCAAAATTGGAAATCCACGGCTCGTTACGGTATTTACCAAACGTCAACCAAACCTTGCGCTTGCGATCGGCGTCTGCCCAGCTAAATGAAATTCGAGTGAGCATCGCCTTGTACTCGCCATACTCACAAGCCTCATAGAGCTGCTGAATGCGCTGCCCCAGACTGAATAGGAAGCATATTTGATCGTGGTGAATTGCCGCTTTTTGTCCTGCTAGTTGTTGTTCTTTTTGGTTCAAGTGACGAATTTCTTCGAGAAGTTTGAACTTGTTTACAGAGTGCTGTGTCATTGACTAGAACTCCCTGCTAGCTAAATTAAGAAACCGACTTGTTTCTGGCTTAAACAGTGTCTTTATGGTTCCAGTCGGGCCACCTCGTTGCTTGCCAACAATGACCTCGCAAATTCCTCGATCAGGAGTATCCGTGTTGTAATAGTCGTCTCGATACAGCATCAAAATCGCATCTGCTGCCTGCTCTATTGCCCCTGACTCTCTGAGTTGGGATATAACAGGACGCTTGTTGGACTGGCTCTCTGTTGTTCTATTAATCTGAGCCAGAGCAACAAAAGGAACATCAAATTCCTTTGCTATTGACTTACAACCATTAGCCAACCGATCAAGTTCTACAACCCGGTTACCACTTGCTGATTCATCACCTAGCAACTGAAGGTAGTCCAGTACCACAAGCGCCGGCTTACCGTAAATTGATGTGGCACGGCGGATAGCAGAACGAATCCGCGCAGGAGTCAACGCAGAACCAGAAGTATCATCCAAGTACAAAGGGATATCTGAGAGGCTATCAATTGCTTCAGCAAGGCACTCAAACTCGTTTGGAGAGTCTAAACTATGTTCTTCAATTTTCTTGGCGTCTACGCCCGATTCCCAGGCAAGTATCCGGGTCATCAGGGAGTCTCTGTCCATCTCTGCGGAAAAGAACACAACAGGGGCTTTCTGCTTTAAGGCTTCCGATGCCAGGTTTACCGCAAACTGTGTCTTGCCCATCCCTGAGCGACCAGCGACGATATAGAGGTTCTTGCGTTTTAATCCGCCAATCAGTTTGTCTAGATCATGAATCCCGGTGGCTCTCCCCTTAAGCTTTGGGCTGCCGAGTTGGTCGTAGATGCGGATCAGGATGTCTATTGGCTGCTCTATGTCAACAGCGGTCGCTTCGGAATGCGTCAGGTTAAAGATTTTTTGCTCTGATTGGTCAAGAACGACTTCCAGTTCAGTGGATACCTCATACCCCAGCTGGACAATTTCATTTCCTGCGTGAATTAGTTGGCGACGGAGGTACTTGTCCATCACCAATGCTGCATATCGGTCGATATTGACGGCGGACACTGTGCGCTCTACCAAGCTGGCTAGCTTTGCCTGACCCCCGATTCTCTCCAGCAAGTCGTGGTCGTAAAGCCATGTTGAAATCATCATTAGGTCAACGGGGCGATCGGCGGCATGAAGAACTAAGGCGGCTTTATAGATTTCTCTGTGAGTGCCGATGTAGAACGCTTCAGGACAAAGTATGTCTGCAACTCGCGCAATAGCGTTAGGGTCAAGCAGGATGCCGCCGAGGATAGCTTCTTCTGTCTCTATGCTTTGCGGTGGGACTAGCTGGAGGCCGCCAAAGTCAGCCGTTACTAAATTTTTGGCATACATGAATTCACCTTCTTGTTAAGTAATTTCTGCCTGAACTGCTCTCTGACTTCTGCGGAGACTGGTAATTCGTTGCTAACTAGTGCTTTGTGTTCTATTGGCTGAACCAACCTCAGATGTGCTTGCTGGTGTCGGGCTAAATCGTCTTGGTATTCCGACCAGAGATCGGACGCCCTAGCGTAATCGTTGCGAATCTCTGACGCGGCATCGGATAACGTCAAACCTTTGTTTTTGCGTTGATGTCGCTGATATAACCACTGCTTGAATTCAGGCAAAACATTTGAGCCGCTCTGCATCCAGGGGTCAGACCCAATGCTTTTCCATGTCCCCTTACGTTGGTCAAAAGGTCTTTGTTTGCTATCTGGAGCTAAGTTGCCGCTGCCTACAAAAACACTGTTATCACGCAGCGGCGAGGCGGAATATTCGCCCTCACGATCAGGCTTAATCGTTTCTGACAAAGTTGGCTGTTCTGACAGCGAAGTAGAAGATTGAACCGTAATTTCTTGATCTTCAATTTTTGATTGCTGCCCACCCTCTTCTCTGTCTTCTGAGTAAAGGTATGAGTCAGTCGAGGGAGGTAAGTTCACCTCTTCTCCAGGAATCTCAACAACCGAAGTTGATTCGCTCTCGTTTCCCCCTCGGGGGGTAGGGGGGATTAAGATTACTTGGGATTCATTGATTGATTCATTAAGAGGTATTCCTTCGGGTATCAGATCCGATAGGGGGGGTGGTACTAAATCTGATAGGGGGGTGGTATCAGATTTGATAGGGGTAGGGGTATCAGATTTGATAGGGGTAGGGGTATCAGATTTGATAGGGGTATCGGATTCAGTACCCTTGTCAGATTTGGTAGGGGCTAACCTTTTCCGGATGGCTTCTACCTGCTCTTGAGGAACCCAGTACTCAATCGGATTGATAGTGCAGAGGTATGTCTTTCCCTCTGTTGCTCTATTTTGTACTGAGATGATTTTGCACTCAGCTAAAACTCGAAAAGCTAGTCGAGCTTTGCCTAAGCTCATGTGACAACCTTTAGCCATGTTGGGGAGTGATTCAAAGCACTCCCGTCTTCCAGATCGGCGTTGAATTCTTGCAAAAAGTCTGAATTCAAAAGGGTCTAGAGGATACTCGTCGAGAAAGGCTGGAATGATTGCACCGAAATCAGCATGGTTTTGGGTTTCCATTCCTATTCCTCCATCTCAGTGACTAAGGTGAAAAGCTTTATCAGTGCCATGAAACCTGAAGGAAACTCTTTCGTGCAGCCCCAGCATTGGTGAGTCTTGCGAGTTTTAACCAGCTTGTGAGAAATGATGCTGCGACTCATCACCCTGCCTCCATAAAGGAATCCTGTACGTGCGCAAATCGCGCACTTAGTTTCCCTCTGTGATTCCACAGCCTAGGTTTTGGTTCGGCAATGTGTTTTGGGCTATCCGGAAATCTGGCGGGTCTATGCTTCCAGCGTCGGCGTGTCTTGCTCATCAGGACATCGCCTCCGCCAACTCTTTGGCAATTTCATCCAGCTTTCCGTCGTTTCCGTCAAACAAACTTGCTTGAGCGCGAGCACCTCTGACGAAAGCCACTGCCTCCTCAGAAACCTCTTCCAATTTCTTGGTCAGGTTTGCGTCAGCGATAAAATAGGGGGTGTTAATGATGACGGGAGAATTGACGTTCTCAACCTTGTTCTGAGCAGTGATTACCACTCCCATCTCTTCCTTGTGCTTAAGGGTTACGCCACTCACCGCGACGTTCTCCCATCCTTCTAAGTCGAGAAGGCAAAGGTTGACGACATCATCAACCAGGCTGTTGAGGGCGTCGTAAAATGCTGGACGTGCGTCCTCTTCGCTGAATACGGTGATAGTGTCGGGGACTCCAGTCTCGGTTGGCTGGGTGTAGGTGATGGTAATCCCAATTTTTTGGACTTTGATTTTGGTGATAAGCATCAAATTCTCCTTGAAGAGAGATAGCTTTCTACAGACTTGAGAGGGATTCGCAATTGTTTGCTGATTTCGGGAGGTTGCATTCCCCCTTCAGAAAGGCTGGTGATGTGCTTCTTGCGCTTACGAAGGTAGTCACCTACTGTGCTTGTACGAATTCCTAAGCGCTCCGCGATCGCCTTCCTCGAAACGCCCTGTTCAGCCAGCTGATAGAGTCGGCTGATTTTCTGTTCATCAAGCCAGAATGGCAAGACCTTGTCCTCCTACTGCTTCTAAGAGGCGTTTGAGGTAGGTAAAGGGAGTACCTGACGCTTTGATGTCAGTATGGGGAACCAGCTTCCAGATCCCCTTGCCTACAGGTAAAGAGAGTAAGGCGATGGGCTGAGTCGTTCTCCAGTTCTCGCAGCCGAAGTTCTTGGACGATGCCAAGACGACGTAGATGTGAGGGTTCCTGTAGTCTTGGCGTACCAAGTAACCGTTGTGTTCTAGCGCTCTGAACACGGCTTGCTTTTTAGGACTTTGCCTTGATGGCCAAACCTTCCGTGTTAGGGTTTGCATCCTTGCTCTCCCATACCTGCTGAGTCTTGCCGAAGCACTGCTTTGGAGTGACGGCGACGTGCCAAAGAGCTAACTTTTCCTTTTCCAGCCTGGATTCCAGCTAGTTGCCGAAGCTTGGGGTCAACTTTGCCGCCAAGGGCGCGGATGGAAGCTACAGCCTCTATCAAGCCCATTCTTAATGCCTGAATTTCCTGGTCTTTTTCGATGCCACTGGCATTGGCTAGAGCCAGTTGCTCTGCTGTTTTGGCGTGGAGGGCAACCCCCCCCTGCCAACGGGCAAGATATTCTTGGCAGTGCTTGCACTCTGGGAGGGATAGTGGGCGCAGATCTGGAATGAAGTTGCCTGTCATCAAGCCACTCCTTTCTGAGGCTTCTCAAATTGTTGCTGAGCTTTGCCGAAGCACGGAGTCACTTCAGTCAGAGCTTCTTGCTGTACCTGGGTGATAAGATGTTCAGTCTCACTCATGTAACGCTTTATTAGCCGTGCCATTACTTCTGATAGGGAAACGCTTCCCTCTAGCCGTCGAACACGATCAACAAATTGGAAGTAGAGCGATCGCTCTACTCGGGCGGTTGTATAGTTGCTACTCAATTTCTTTCCTTTAGCAAACTTTGCGAATTGCTATATATTAATATACTTGCTATTTGTAAACTTTGCAAATGGCGGAGATGCGAAAATAGGAACAGCGCAAAAAGGTAAAAATCAATGACAGCACGTACACGCGAACGAATCCTCTATCCCTTTACAGAAGAGGGATTGCAGCAACTAGGGCAGGTTATTCAAAAAGCCTTAGATGAGAGCAAGCTGACGAAAGTGGCGTTTGCTGCCCGCGTTTGTGAAGCTGCTGAGGATAATGTCTTGGATATTCATTCTTTGAACTATCTCCTGGCCGCCGGTGACCCCAAGAGAGGCAGTGGAGGCAAGAATTTTTGGAGGCTAAAATACCTGGCTCCTTTTACGAGATACTCTGAATCTGAGTTACTTCAAATTGCAATGGGAAAGTTGCAGGTGAGTGATATGACACAAGAGTATTTACCCCTTCTGGAGCCAAAGGGGGCGCGACGGCTACGGAATTTAATTGAAGCTTCTGCCCTTGTGCGCGGAGGCTGGCAAGAAGAAGAATTTGTCTTTGCGGGGGTAGATCGCTATATCTACCAATTGGCGACCATGCAGGGTGAGAAGGACTTAACCCGTGTACAGCTTTCGATCGCAGGGGCTTCTCCCTTGGCTGCCGTGTTGTACCAGGCGGAATTTGAGGGTGAAGTTCCACACCTGGACACCACACGCACCTACGAACTCCGTTCTGTTGAACTTTGGGAGCAACTGGGAAACGGCTCCCCTAAGCTAGTGATGTGGGGCTAACTTAGGTACAGGACAGTTTTTAGGGAAGCCTTATAGCCAAGGCGGGAAATGAGGGCGAACGACGGGACTCGAACCCGCGAGTGGTGGAACCACAAGCAGGACACAGTTAACAGTGAAGGCAGAGAGAATCCGCGTGAGCGAGATACGTGGAGATTAAAGTATTTTTTTAGCTACTTTAATACCTGATATAATCCCCCATGCTACAGAGGCGCGTAAGGGTAAGAATAGGGAAGCTTGGGAAAGGATTATTTAGGGGAAGTTAATACTCAGCTAAAAAGCGCTAACATCGGCGTCCAAGTACGACAAAAAGGGAATAGGTTGTACCTACGGGCGACTCTCCCACCGAAGCCAGGGAGTAAGGTAGAGCGATCGCACCAGCAGGAAATAGCCCTAGGGATTTATGCCAATCCATCCGGGTTTAAACGAGCGAAGGCAGAGGCGATCGCACTAGGGGCTGCCCTGGCAATGAAGCAGTTTTCCTGGGAACCGTACCTCAAGGTTGAGGTGGTTAAGCCTAAGCTCGTGGCGGATTGGGTCAGGGAGTTTGAGGCGGATTACTTCAACCGGCGGCAACGTAATCCAAAGTCTGAGACGACTTACGAGAAGGACTATCGACTGACTTTTAGCCACCTTGACCCGGATGCTGCGCTGACCAAGGAGCTGGTGCTGGAAGCGATCGCACTCACTTCTCCCGACACCCGCACACGAGTGCGCTACTGTATGGCACTTGGAGCCTTGGCGAAGTTTGCGGGGATAGACGTAGACCTAAAGGCTTTTCGGGGCAGCTATTCAGCCGCTAAGGCTCAAGCGCGTGAATTGCCAGAGGATTCGGTGATTGAGGAGTGGCGATCGCACCTTGTTAACCCTGCTTGGCAGTGGGTGTACGGGATGTTGGCGGTTTATGGCTTACGTCCTCACGAGGTCTTTCACCTGGATTTGGAGCGGTTGAGGCAGGGGGAGAAGGGATTGAGGGTATTAGATGGAAAGACGGGGGCGCGATTGGTTTTTCCGTTTCCGTTGGATTGGTGGAAAGAGTGGGAGTTGTGGGAGGTGGAACTTCCCGCCGTGACAGCGGGAAGTAATAGTGAGTTCGGGAACCGTGTTCAGCAGTACTTCAAGCGATCGGGTTGCCCGTTTCGTCCCTATGACCTGCGCCATGCTTGGGCAGTAAGAACCCTTAATTTAGGGCTTGATTTGACCCTAGCTTCTCAGCAGATGGGTCATTCCGTTGGAATTCACACTCAGATTTATCACCGATGGATTTCTGAGAAGATTCACGAGGAGGCGTTTGAGCGGCTATTTCGGGACAATCCCTGACCTTCGCTTCTCTGGTGACTTGGCTAGTTCCTTGCGGATGGCTGCCACTGACACGAGGTAGTTGGGGCGATCGCCGTCCGACGTATTCACGAAATGAACGCCGTGCTTGTACGCCCGTTTACGAATGCGCTCCAGAATCCAGCGATCGCTTACGTTCAGTCGGGGAGCTGCTTCCTTGATGGGCAGCCAAGCGCGATCCTCTTCAAGACGCTGCAACACTAGGGTTAGGGCTTGAAGGGAGCTATTTACCGCTTGCAGTGCTTCAGTGAGTGTTATTTCTCCCATTGGGAGGTGTAAAAGTATTGTTACCCCTCAATCGTAGAAGACTTACTGCTTCTACCGCTAGGTGCCGTTCAGGATAGGGACCGAGCGTTTCCCTCCACAAGGGAGTAGATACTCGCCCCCACCATGCTCCTCGATCAAAAAAAATTCTTTGGACTGCCGTTTGTACTTCCATCATGCACCGACCGAACCTTGGCACCTTTTGACTAGAATGCCGAATTGGTGGTGAGCATCCATCCGTGAAATCACGGATATCGCTCTGTTGCGCAATTTTTGGCTGTACTCTGGTTGCTAGAGGAGGGGTGGTAATAGCTAATGCCAAAAACTGGCGGAAGAATCAAAAGCACTTGCAAGGCTTGGCAATTAACAGAAAGATCTAGAGAAGCGTTGTTTGTTTCCAGCAAGCGCCTTAAGGTTCTTGTTGGGAGTAGCGGAGTTTCCGCTTCCGAAATTGAGTGGGGTCTGATGCAGATAGCTTATGCGAGAGGTGAGCAAGCTTCGACGTTTAGGCAAAAGGTTGTACGCGATCAGGATTGAGTATTTCTGGTAGATTAATGCGATCGCCTCCAGTCGATGTGAGGGCGTTGCCTCGTGGCTGATTTCTCGCACAATGCGATCGCTTTGATGTTAGTGAGGCTTGACTGAATGGTGAGGTGGATTTTTGCGGAACTTTCCGTAAAAAGTTCTAAGGGCGATCGCCTTCCCATTCAAAAACAGGTTTAGCGTCTACACCGTCGTTGATGACGTTCAGTAGTGATTTTTCCCAGTCAATCCCCTCAAGCTGCTGCATCATTAGGTCTGTGGCGTCTAACTCATTTTTTACGGATAGCCAGCGCACGATGATTGAGTTTCGATGAGCATCCCACCATATTCGCTCACAATTTTGCTTATCCGTCTCATTGGTGATGATGACGCCAGCTCTCACGCCATGCAGGGCGGCTCTTTCCTTGATAACTACCTTGAACTCGTTATATTTCTCCCAGGTGCATGGACATAGTATGTAGAGCTTGGGAATTAACAAGTAGGCGGCAGAGCCATCAAGCAGGGTGCATAGGGTGCATTCGTTACCCCATGACACGGTTCTCAGGAAAAGCTTGATAGCTTTCAGATCTTCCTCGTGAGGAGTGAATTTAGTTCTAGCCATTTATTCCTGTTTAGTATTTGTTAATGATGATCGTGTCCACGCTCAACCCTTCAGTCTTCGCATGGTTGCTGGGTTTTGCCGAAGCATTGCCCGTCGCCAGCTTCCCAGTGATCGGCGATACTCTCGCGCTGCTTCCCTTGCGCGACCGAAGCCAGATTTTTCTAGGTGACCGTTCAGCTCGCTGCTGGCATGAGAGGTTGTGTTCCCATTTGCCCAAGCTTCCATCTCCGCTTTTTCCCACGGACGTGTTATCTGAATCTCCTTGAGATGCGAGATCTCTTCTGTTGTCGGCATGACAAGAGGAAGTTCTGGGGGTTGGGTGAGGTCAGGTTGAAGTTGAGTAGGAACAGCCGTCGAAGTGATTTGATATCCGGCTGTTTTGTGGAGGAAAACTCTAACCCCTGCTTTAAGCAACTGTTTTGCTTTCGCAGGGTTGTCCTTAATTATCCAGTCCGCTATTAAGTCCTCTGTGATTAGGTTGTGTAGCTTGATGCCATATCCTGTATCGATCTGAACGTTTTTAATGACGGTTGGGTTGTCTAGCTTTTTTACCCTTTTGCTGATGGCTTGCTGCGATCGTCCGCTCATTCGAGCATAACCAGACACAGAGCAAAAGCTTTCACCCGTCTGTTGGTCAATGATGATCTCCACGTCGTCGTCACCCTTGAAAACTGATAAGTCAGGCATTTTCCGTATCCTCCTCAAGCCTCACGCCGAAGTCTACACCTAGCACTTCTTCAATTTTTCGGAGCTTTTCCACAGAAAGCGCACCTTTAAGGGTTTCCTTTTCGATGTCGTACCAATAAGTCCGCGATACCTTAACTTCATTGCATATTTGCTCTAGGGATTTGCTGGAACTTAAGCGAACCTGCTTGATACGCTGCCCCAGTCCTTCAACTTCAATCTCCCTAATCTGTCTAATCCGCATTTTTGCCGCTAGCACACAGTTACCTCCATAGAGTAAACCGTCAATTAATAGTTTTACTGTACACTACTAGTTGATGGTTTACACACTACGAGCTAATAGTGTACATTAGTAAGTACAGAGAAAGCGATCGCCCTGATGCCTGACAAACTCCTGAGCGATCGCTTCTTCCCCAAAAGAGGTAAATCAATGATACCCACTACAGATCGAGAGAACGAGATTATCAGCCAAATAATGTTCAAGGTGTTTGGCGCAGAGATTACCCCTGGCCAAATCAAGGGGCTACAAGCCTGGGATGAGACGGTGGTTGTAGTTACCCCCTATGCTCTTTACAGCTTGGGAAAAGACTACTTCCGCCAGCTGGTTGAGGAGATCAAGGGCGAAGCGATCCAGGTTGAGGCGCAGGCGGAACTAGATCAGTACATCGAGGAACAGTCCATATGCGCGATTCGCGCAGATGGAAAGGGTAGTCGCCAAGTTCAGGCAGTTACCCTCCTAGATACCAAAGGTTTCCACTCTGTTTGGCAGGTCATTGGGGAAACGGGTAACCCTTACCTACTGATGCACTCCCCCAACTACAGCCGATGTAGTTGTAAAGCAGGGCGGTACGGGCGCAGCTGCTATCACGCCAAGGCTGTTCAAGACGCAGTCGGAGGCTCCTGTGGTAACAATAGATAGCCCTCGAATTATCGAGCTGTTGGAACTGCGAAACCAGCTGACTCTTATTGAGTAACGGATTGAAAATGTTGTTCAATTCTAGGAGTTAGATCCAGAAGAAGACGCAGAGTTGCTGAGGGATTTGGCAGATCTCCAGCACTATGCAAAAAGTGCGCTTAATCGCCTTCACGACGAGCTATTACCGTATTAACTATGAACCCATACAACAGCTATCGCTCAACAGAAGAACGCGCTAAATGCCTGCTTGCTAACTACTTCGAGGTTACGGCGAATTCGCCACTTTCGCGCGACAATTACGCTGAGATCGGCGAGATTGTTGATTGTATCTTGAAGGCAGTTGAGGAGCGCTCCACCGAGTATCGGCTAAAGCGTTTGGAGGAGAATGTTTCTAGCCTGAAACGTAGTCTTCGTCAGGCTGTAGGTTACCTAGAAAAAGCCCAGGACATCTTGATTGGCTTGGGGAGTGAGGAACTGGACGAAGACCTTAAAGAGAAAGTCGTTTCTCTTGATGGTGAGATTAGCGACTTCTTGAGCGATTAATTTCTACAAGTGCGATCGCTTCCTCAACCACGAGACTCCACTCATACTCATCAACCTAACTTCGGGTAGTCACTGCCCGAAGTTTCCCCAATTCAGTCACGAAAGTAGAGGTATTGTAATGGGCAAGATTGTTCAGTTTCCTGGTTCTACCAAGTTAGAAGAAGACCTACCAGGACTTAAGTTATGTGATTCAATTCCTGAGCTGATAGAGAAAGCAATTGCTCATAACCTGATCATCAGCTGTTCCGCTGTCGATGTTGGTACTTTTCAGGGCGAAAACCCTGAGGAAGACTGTGTTTACAGAATTATCTTCCAGCTATCCAATAGCAAGAAAGCCTACCTTGAATTGCTGGGTTTTCAACTAAGAGACTTCTTGAGCGGGGTTCTATTTGCAGAGGCGATATTGCAGCAAAAACGAAATACGGAGGTGTCGTTTTGAGTAAAATTCAATGGATCAAGGCTACTTCTAACCCCGTCCGCGTCCTTAAGGAAGATGGCACACTAGGCGGGCACTGGTGCCAGAAGATTTCTGAAGGCTGTGCCAACTGTTACGCCGAAGCAATCAACAACAATAGTTACTTCAGCTTTGCCTCACACCTCAAATACGCTGGGGAAGCTCCGAAGCTGGAATTAGACCGCAAAGAGTTAGCTCGGTGGACGAGGGTTAGGGAGACGAAGAGGGTATTTGTCGGCAGCATGACCGATATTTTTGGTGATTGGGTGCCTCGTGATTGGCACTTCGAGATGTTTGATGCGGCGTTCAACTCGAAGTTGATATTCCAGTTCCTCACCAAGCGCCCCGATATTATGCTGCAAGCCTGCGCTGACTGGCTAAATGCTCGTGGGCGGGATTTGCTGCCTAGTAACTTCTGGATGGGCTGCACAGTGGAGAACCAGCGAGTAGTGAATGAGCGCTTGCCGTACCTGACTCAAATACCTACCTTTGTGTTATTTGTCTCCTGTGAGCCACTACTAGAAGAAGTCTGCTTGGGTGATTACGTCAACCATTTGAGCTGGGCAATTATTGGTGGTGAGTCGGGCAAGGGGGCGCGACCTTGTCAGGTGGACTGGATGCGATCGCTCGTCCGTCAGTGCCGAAGTGCAGCGAATGGACCGGCCGTGTTCGTGAAGCAACTGGGTAGTAAGCCCGTCTTTTCAGAATCAGACTATCCTGACCATTTCCCGCACTTCCACCTTTCCAATAGCAAGGGTGGGGACATTGATGAGTTTCCGGAGGACTTAAGGATTCAGGAGTTTCCTCTCCCTCTGTAGATCAGCCTTCCCGTGAAGATTAGCAAAAATAAACCCCCTAGCTTCTGGCTGGGGGTTATTCGTTTAGGGATGAAAGCCTCGGTTAGTTTATTGAGCCTGTGTGGCTGGGAAGGCTCTGCAAATGAGTCAGGAAGCTTAGTAACTGGTCGTCATCCAGCAGCGATCGAGAGCTTTTGTTATACACCTTTTTCAAGTACATCTGAGCATCAGATGTTGACCAACCGATGCGCTTAAGCTCCCTCATAATCCGCTCATTAGCTTCAGATGGGGTGATATCTGGAAGGGTGGGAATTAAGCTGGGTGCTTGAGCTGGTTTTTCCAGCCCTAGCCACACCTTTAATTCAGTTGCTAGCTGCCGACCAGGATGAATGAATGCATGGTTAGCGATCGCAGGGCATCTCGTTTTGGTGATTGCTAGGACGTGCTCTTGATTGAGCCGTCCCACGATGTCGAACTCGTACTCAATACCTGATGACTGGACAGCTTTCATGCCGACCTTCACGGGCTTCATTTTCCCGTACTCGTCAGTTTGGGAGGTGTCCCACTCGGTCTTCTCCCTCATGGTTACGATAACGTGAGCCTTGGCAGAAATGATGGTTTCAATCAGCGTCCGCTCTTGTGGTCGGACTTTCGCCCATGCCGTGAACGTGTTTTTCCCCTGAATCATCTCCAGTTCAGCGAACCAGGCGTGAGAGAGGCTATCGATGATGATGGCTTGGTATCCAGCGCCGATTGCGGCATTGATTGCCTCTACATATTTGATTGGCTGGTGGTTTGTCAGTTCGCACATATCGAAGCTGAACTGGTCGGCGTACAGTCGGGAGCTGCCGCGCTCTGTATCAATAACGGCAATCTTGTCTGTGAACTGAGCCGCTATGGCAAGAGCAGAGTAAGTCTTACCTGCGCCAGGACTGCCAACGAGGGCGATTTTGAGGTAGACGTTCTCTTTGGTGGCTTTCTGAAACATCGGTTTCTCCTTAAGCTTGAGTCGAAATATCTGTGAACCAAATTTTTAGACCTCAGCCTTAGATGGTAGTCATCTGAAGCTGAGGTCTGGGTTGTTTGTTAGTTGAGTGTGAGGATTTCTCCTAGAGAGGCGATCGCTTCCTTCAATCTCGCCTTAACGAATGGACTTGTTTCTGCGCGTTCCAGCAAATGTAACTGGAGGGCTATGCCTGCTGCCTGCCTGCGTCCACAACCGGGTGGGGGTGACTGGTCTTTCTTATCGCACTCGGCAGCTTGGTTCTGCCGTTGCAGTGCTGCTCTTAACCTGTCCGACTGGGCGATGTCTGTTGGGATGTCGTATTGCATTAGCGTGTCCCCTTTGATTCGTCTGTTGACTGTTTCAGGAGTTCAGTGATTTGCCTGGATTCGTCTACCGACTGTTGCACTTGGTTGCTAATCTGCTGCCTGTCCTCAATTAGCTGCTGGTATCGCCCTAAGCTTTCCTCGATTTGGCGATCAATTGCGCCTTTTGGTCTGTCCTGAGCCATGATTGAATTACCTCTTGTGTATAGGGGAAGGGCTAGAGCTGTGTTACCTGGGTAAGGAGTTTGCAGCTCTAGTTCCCTAGTGTTTGCCCGTTGCGTGGGCTAACTTCTCTATCATTGCAAGTTGACTTTCAACTGTCAAGTGTTAGTATTTTGACTATCAATATGCTGATGTGTCAGGAATTGGAGAGACAATGTGTTAGCAGTCAAGGAAGGGAGAAGGTCAATGCGAGTTCGCCTGGATATCAGTGAGTACTGGCCCAAGGAGGGGGGTGAGGCGCGATCGGTTAATTCTGTCTATGAACAGCTGCGGGGGACGCCGAACGAGGTGGGGCGGAACACTCTGCGCCTAGCGCTAGACGGGCGTCTTGATCGTGGGATTTTTGTTCATGTGATTAAGCTCCAGCGCATTGTTTCCGTCTGGGCTGGGAGAGAGGTGACGCTAGAGGAGCTGATGAAGGTTGAAGAGGAGAGCGTATGATTACTTGCCCAAAATGTAAAGGTACTCAATACATCCAAAAGCACAGTTCACTGGATTCTGGATTTTGTTTCTTGTGTTCTGGTACTGGAAGTGTCGATCCTAAGAAAGCTGGTGCCTTCAAAGCCAGTCAGACCAGAAGGAAGAAAACCCAAAAGCCCCAGCCTCCTCAAGGAGCTGTCCAAGTAGCGGGTTACAAGCTCAAACAAGGGCAGAGGGTTTGGTTGTGCGAGAAGACCCTTAAGGGTTGGGACGTACAGAGCTTGACGGTTTTGTCTGTAGCTCCTTACGTGATGTTCGACAACCAAGCGACCTATAGCCAGACGGGTAAATACTGGGTTTTACCCAACTGAAGTTACGTGATCGCTTATCCTGCTCTAAGGTGTAAGTGGTTTTTGCGATCGCTCTTAGCCAAGCTTTTATGCAGGAGTACAGCTGGTGGGGGTTCGGTGAAAACGAACCTCCCGAACACCTCAAAACCAGAAAGCAGCTCTCCCAGTTAGGCAAAAGACCGGGGGAGCCTGTCGGTGTGATTCGGACACCGGACTATGATTGCTACTTATATGACCCTTCTGTCTGCCCAGATAAGCGCCCGCTAACACAGAAGCAGAAAGCTTATCTAGAGCGTCGGCGTCAACAGAAAGAACAGGCTGAGTTGGAGAGGAAAAGGAGGCTTTCTGAGGAAGACTTTCTTGGTTATTTAAAGGAAATAATATGGGATATAGAAGATATTTGTGCTGTGTTTGAAGCAGGGACATTTCCAGCGCTAAAAGCCGAAACTGTAGGCAAGGAAAGTTACGTCAAGCGACATTGCCGATACCTCATAAAACACTGCCAGTTTGCTAAGGATGAACTTCGCTTTCTGTACCCAGGCGCATCACCCGAACCAGGCAGTGCTGTGTTAGGTGGTAAATATGCCGTAGACGCTCCGCTAGACCCAGACGGGCAGTGTCGAGCAGTAGTGCTGGGGGGAGGCAATGCCAGTCATTCACAGGCGTTCTAGGTTTTGGCGGTACACCCGAATGGTGTCATTCCATTTTTGGACATCAGCCAGCCGTCGATCTCGCGACTTCGCTGGCTCAAGCCTCACCTTACCGCTCGCTTGGATGCGTCCAAGTTGCTGGCAGGCATCGCACTGCTGCCAACTGCTCAAGTTGAGGGAATCCCAGATTTCCAGAAAACTTCGCGCAGTTGGTTTGGTGTAGAGGGGTTGCCAGTTGTGGGTGCAGGTCATTGAGCGATGCTTTTGGATCTCAAGAAAGTTGACGTAATAAACCCCCAGCTTTGCGGCTGGGGGGGTTGACATGAATACTTGGGAATTAACCTAACAGATGTATAGTTCAGATTTCCAGTCGAGAACCTGAGAAACCTGACGTGATGGGGAATGAGACTCGATTACAACTGCGCCTAGTCGAGGGTCATTAACGGCAACCCAGGCTGTTGCATGGAATTCGTGGGCTAGGAAGCCCGCAAGCCAGGTTGGTCTAGCGTTGTCGATAACTACCCCTTTTGTTGTATCAACAAGGCTCAATAAGTCGGTGTTCTTGAGTTCCTTGAGGCAGTCGGGAGTAACGGAGTCAACCAAAAGCTCTACGGCTACAACGGTAAAGTCAGGAGTCTCGCCGTTGTTGGTCAGCTTCACCTGAGTCGTTTCGATCTGTGTCGTTTTCATCGTCTGAATCCTCTTTAATTTGAACAGGTACTAGAAATTCGACGTTGCCCACCCTTACAGGCTCAACAGGGGTTGATTTGCCTGTGTCAAGGTCGTAATGGAAAAACCGATGTTCTTTGTTTGTCATTGATTCCTCCAGAAGGTTGTCTCGATTATACGGATGGCTGGAAGCGGGGTCTTCCAGGTGTTTTGTTCCGCACTCTCAAGCCCTTGTTTATCAATTCCTTTCGCTCATGATCGCCGCCACCAGCCGATCTTGTCCGGGTGCCAGCTCAAGGTATCTGGCAATTATCCGGCTACTGAAGCGACCTGAGCTTTTCTCTTTCTGAGTAAGATTAGGGACGGTGAGGAACAAAGCCCGTTGTTCTTCCGGGGTCATGCTCTGCAACCTATCGAGGAACTCTTCAATCTTTTTGCGAACATCCTTGGGTCGAAGGACGACGACGGTGGGCGGCAGTAGCGGCTGTGTGGGTTGCGAAAGCGCTTGCAATTCCTGCCATTCCAGAAGCTTGGAGACGAAGTACTCTTTGTAGGGAGCGACTCTCAACCGAATCTGTTTGATAACTTCCTTGTGCTGGTGTTCGGCGTTGTGACCTACGTCGCCAATAGCTTCCGTCGCTATCGAGAACAGAAAATTGCGGTCGATCCCCTTCTCGAACTCCTTCTTTAGTTTCTTCTGTTCTCTGGCGGTTTTTACTTTGACGTTGGTTATGCAGTCCGCAGATTTCCAAATCATTTCAAAAATAATCTTGACCACCTCGTCCGCTAGTTGTTCGATGTCTGCGTTGAGCGGTTCTGGTTGCTGAACCAATAATTCGACCTGCGGTTGCTTTTGTGCCAGTTTTTGCTTTGCAGTAGAGAAAGCTTTAATTAATCCTCGTTTAGCCGCTCTGACTTCTGGCGTATTGCGAGAAAGGGTCATCGCATAGTTAGCCCACTCTTCATCCAGCCAAGCCCATCGCTCCTCGTAACTCCCTCCCTGTGGGCGTTTTACCAGGCGCGTTTCAAACGCGAGTGGTAAAAACCCTTCTACAACAGCCTCTTCTTCGTACTGCTCTATGTTTACCAAAAAGTTTTTATGCTGAATGTCAAGCCTTTGTGCGATTAGTCGCGAATCAACAACTAGTCTCTCAAATTTGATAACAACTTCAATTCCGTTCATTTGTGCTACCATTCTTCCTGTTGAGATGAATAATAAAATGCGATCGCACTTCTCCAATAATTTGCGATCGCCTTTTTATTTTACCAGTAAATAAGCGCTACAAATGCTGGGTTACTAACAGTTCACTGTAATTGTTGCGTAACCTCCTTTCCATGCGGCGGAATAAACTTGGAACATGAATTCTTTATGTTTAGGGTCTGTCATGAGTTGTGGATGCGATCGCCTTTCTTTTTGAGATTAAAACACCAATAAAAATCGAAGTCAACTTGATAGTTGGAACTGCGAAAAACGCGCACTTCAAGAAATAGGAACTCTCTTGTTTATCCCGCTTTCTTCTGAAGTGAATAATCGTCAGCAAAAAACCCCTAGGGATTGACCCCAGGGGCTTGGTTGGTGCGATCGCTTTTTAGTAAAGCTGATGCTGACTGACAAAATTTGTCAGTCGCGAAAGGGGGAGCTTTAATCAACGAACGAATCGATTTGTATTACCCGTTATCTGCCTTGCTCATCAAAGTCATTAATGAGCAAGGTTTTTGTCTGTTCAAGGGGCTTGTCTAACCACTTGCAAGCATTCTCCCAGAATCTTGCGATCGCATCATCCTGCGATCTTAGCCAGGGAAGCACAGCTCGTCTCCACATCTCGGACTTAGAAACTTTATGGCGCGAGGCATGACCAATGAGTCGGCGGTTATCCCACGACGGGATAGAGAGAGTTAGCCTTGTGATGTCTTCGCCTTCTAAGTCGGCCGCCCCTGATTTCGCTAGTCTTTTGTACTGTCCTAAGATTTCGTGTTCTATCTCTGCAATGTCTCTGCCATCCTGCCCATAAGACACTTGCATATAGTATTCACGCAAGTCTTGATCGTTTTCATCCAACCATTGATGCAATATCAGCCAGCCCATGCTGGAGCGTGAAACAGTGTTTCGCAGGCATAGTGCGGTGAGGCGATCGTAGTCTTGCTGAGGTAGCGAAACGGTGAACCGGCGAAGCTTGAGACTTGTTAGCGGCTTGTCTTGAGTCATTCTTCCTCGTGAGTTTTTAATCAATTCTCTCACGAGCGATACAGTACCGCACCAGAAGTGTATAATCCTACATAAAGGTACTCAAGGGAGATAGCCGCAAAGTTTTAGGAAGGCTTGCGGCTACCACGCCCAAAGGCGTACCCCGTCCGTAGAAGCTACCTACAGAAGAGGCATTTTAATCATGACGCTCAACGAATTTATAAACAAGTGGTCTGCTGACAGTTCCGAGCAATCCAGAGAATGCGCAAAACTCCGCAGTGCGATCGCTGGATTGTTTGAACGTGATCCTAGGACGGTAAAGAACTGGGAATATAGAACACCTCATTACGTTAAATGGATTCTCGTTCGCATTAACAAAGAGTGGGAGCAGTCCGGCAAAACCTACTCAATTTTTTTTGATATGTAGTTCACAGTTTTGCCATAACTCAGTCTCTTATCAGTCTCTTAAATGACTACCCGCCATTGAGCGGGTTTTTTATTCTACAGACATGGATGTGAGTTACACACAACTCACACCAAAACCCAGAACCTAGACAAAACAATAGCTTCCACTCAAGAACGGTGTGAATCACCTCTTGAGTAACAAAAATCACTAATTCCATATTTTGACCATGAACAAAAAGGAGCAGCTTGCATGGGATAGAGCGCAAATTGTCTTGGCTAATTTCATGAGTCAAGGCAAGTTAACGAGGGTTTCACTCGCTCAGTTTTTAGGCGTTCATCCCAACACGATTTACAAGGATGAGCAAATTCTTTTGGACTGGTGCGACTCTTACCGCGAAACTATCCAATTCACTCCCTTGCTTCCCCTCGGCAGAGGAGGAAGAGCAAGGCTAAACCACTACCGCATCTGGCTTCTGCTACTTTGCAGGTTTTTGGTTGTATTCACTGGCGACAGAGCAGAAGCTGAAAAGTTTTTCATTTCCATCAAGAATCAACCGTTGTTAACTCAATCCAATTTCCAACACATCAAGAAGGGAGTCCAACACAATGACGCAGGTCGCAAAATCAGACGCATTCTCGCTGCTTAATTTCGGTTCAGTTGATGACATGAATTTTGCCTTAGTTGAGCTAGGTGACCACCTTGTTAACGAAGGTCAAACCCCAGGCGATGAACTCATTAACCCGGACAAGTACGAGGACATCGACTCGAACACTCTCAAGTTGTTACGCAGCAAAATGCAGGAAGCTCTCGACCGTCCGGTCTTAACCGAAGTGAAGACCGAAAACACTGACTTGGTTAGCAAAGAGCCTGCCGAGGTTCTTGCCACTAACACTGACTACAATCGCGATCGCCTTTCAGGATTGACCACGGTTTTGACTCAGTTGGGTTTTGAGGTCGGAATGATGGTAGGCACTGCCCTTTCAGAGGAAAAGTGGGACGCCATTGAGGAAGCTTACGAGCAAAACGACCAACGCCGATTAAGCGAGTTTGTGCAAGCCCATCGTGGTGAGTTCGAGTCTGTTGAATCCCTGCTGACGCGAATCGATAAAAAGCGCTCAAGCCGCAGAGTGGGGACACTGGGAAAATTGACCGAGCTGGGAAAGTTGGACGACCTGAGCAGCCGACGCAAACAGGTTCTCAGTCGTTAAACCCAGTCTCGCTAGTTCACCTTGCGGAGGTTCTAGAGTCTGACCCAAAGCTCAGAACCTCCCTAGTCAAAGCCATTCACCAACAAAATCAATCAGGAGACAAATCAATGCTTCACCTTGCAATCATCGGAACCCTCGGAGCAACAGCCGCTACAGCCAGCCTGTTCGCTACCCCTGTCGGATTCGCTTTAGGAGCGCTGGCTCTGGGGCTGGGGCTTATGGCAAGAGGAGATTGAAATGCATCTTAGGGCTATCTACGACGGGTATCACACATCGAGTTCAGTTAATACCCAGCAAGCGAAACCGGGCAAACCTAAACCAGTAATACGCGACAAACCAATCAAGAAAGGAGACTGAATCGATGGTTGTTTCAAATAGTGCAAAGCCCCTCGGCTACTACATTGGGAACAGAGATAGCAGGGTTCGTGAGCTTATTTCAGATTTGGTTGAGACTTATGGCGATCGCCTCGAAGCTTTGTCGGACGACCACAAGCGAGTCTTTCGTGCTGCACTGGCTACCTATCAAGTCATGGAGCCAATCTGGCAACCGGAAGGCAGCGATCTTACTTGCATGGAAGCTTGTATCGCTGGCGCTGGTGGAGATGACCTAGAGGTGTGGGACGACGAGGATTTTACTCAGTTCGTCCAGGATGTTGCAGATAACTTTGTCTCGTCTGATATTGAAGGGCTAATTGAAGCTCTCACCATGCAACTGCGAGGGTAGAGCAATGGTTTTAGGGACGAAAAGACGAGTCAATTTTATCTACAACTCTGCCTATTACCAGTTACTTGCTGATATTACTGCATACCTAGAAGAGCAAGGACTTGAGCCGAACCAGGACTTTATGCCTAGGGATAATGGACACACTCTGGAGATTGACGGGGAAGCCCATTTTGACATCAAAGAATGCCCTAAATGGCAGTCACTAACAGAGAACTATGAAGAAGTTGGGTGCGTGGTTGTAAGGAGTCTGCGATGAGAATTAAAGCAACACATTTGTTCATTTTCTTTCCAGCCGCTCTAATAATTCTCAGTCAAGGCGACAAGATGAAAGCCACAGTTGACCAAGGAAGTGTTATTACGCAAAACGAGTCAACCACATCTAGCGAAAGTCGCCTGATGAGAGAGGAAGCCAAGAACGCCCAAAGGTATTCCAAAGTGGCGTTAGAACGGCTCAAAAGTAATTGCATCCAGACCGTCGATAAGGCCACGAAACAGCCTAGCTACTACACTCCTGGGCTTGTGGTTGTGGACATGAGGCTGAAGCGACCAATCAGGGAAGGGGCTTTCGTCTGCAATGCGGTGGGTGAGACGGCTGTAATTGACGCCAGTGGTGCTACATCCAAGATTGTCCGAGTAAATCTCAAGGACAAGGCGGAATACGACAAACTTTTTAGTCAATTAAGAGAGGGCAAAAATGGTCGCACCAACAAGTAGCAGAAGTAGTCGCAGCAATACAAATCGCTCAAAGGTTAGTGGAAAGACGGCACTCAACAGAGTCGGACGTTTCATTTTCCTTTCTACAATCACATTCGTTGGGTTGCTGAATATTCAACCCTGGATGGCAGTAGCCAAGCAGATGAAATCAGCCATTACTTTTGTTCCGTTTCTCACTGCTTTAACTCAAATTCCTTGGCTAGGTGGATGGATTACGTGGTTGTCCAACCAAGAGAATGCGTTGTCTGCGATCGCGGTGGGGCTTTGGTCGCTAACTCAATACTGCGAAATGACCGATATTGAGTGGATTAGAAAAAAGCGATGGATGGTTTACTGCTGGGAGTTTGCAATCATCTTCATTCACTTTCCTCCTTACGAAGGCGGCTACACGGCACTGATGGAGGATTTTCCCTACTGGAGTCCTGATCAGATTCTGTGGTGGAACTTGATCATGTCCATCGTTTGCGCCTTTGCGTTTGAATTCATCTACAACATTCTCAAAAAATAACATTGCTTCTACTACTTCAAGCCTTCACTAGCCTCGCACTGCGGGGCTTTTAATTAAAGATGTCGAACCTATCCAAAGTGAACAACTTTCTTGACGAGCTTGAGTTTGAAAACGACTTCGGCGAACAACCTATTTTGGTTGGACGCTTCACCGATGACAAAGCCTTCATCGGTGTCTGTTCAATTGCCCTAGCTTTTGTGAGTTGGACTATCACTCCTCCTCTGGCTGCGATCATTGCGCTCATTGCCGTCAATGACCTAAAGAGCGTTGACGGCGTGAAACCCAACAGGAAGAAAGCTCCACCCGTTATCAACACGACAGCAGAGGAGGTTTATGGCGATGAATACGATGATTACGTTGAGGTAGAGGATGCCTGCGAGGAACCCGTCAAACCTCGCTCAGAGCGTCCTAGAAGAGAGGAAAAGGCAACGAAAAGGGAATCCACCAAACAACACACACAACCTTCTTCTGAGTCAGTAGAGGAGCCATCTGCTTCGGGCTGGGTTTGGGGAGAACGCAGTAACGAAACCGAAGAGGAAGTCATACCAAGAAGGTCACGAGAAAAGACGGAAAAAACCCGGAAGGCGAACAGTGCAATACCTCAACTTCCTCAAGTAACTGACAGGTCAAAAAGAGAACTAATCAATCGACTGAAGGATGAGTGTCCCGCACTGCTCAGGCTAGTCAAGTCTCACCCTGCTCGATTCGTTGGACAACAGCGTACAGGAAAGTCAACGGCGGCAAAGTTACTAGCACTTCTTCGGATGGTTTTATTGGAGGGTCATGAGGTAATTGCTTCAACTCCTCATTACGAACCTGCCAACCCTTATCCAGATGTGTTCAAGGTTGCTGGAATAACTCCAGATGGGCGGCGCGACTACCCCGCTATTCGCAGAGAATGGAATGCGTTGGCGGGTCGAGTTGAAGCTTGCAAAATCAACTCTGTTACTACAATTTGGGATGAGTTTGGACTGCAAGACAAGGTGATGGATGAGGATGAAATTAAGTCCGTTCTGACTTCCTGCTTAAGAGAAACAATGAAGTTTGGTGAGTATCCAATATTCATTGTTCACGGTGAAACCGCTGCTTTTCTTCCAGGCAGCAAAGGCTTGGTCACAGTGTTTTTAAATGGCACTGTCAGGGTTGAAACCATTGGCGAATTGATAGAGGGCAGCGACGGGCTAGAAACAATTCGTCCCACGGGCAAATTCCACGTTACTTACTTAGATGGCTCTACTGACTCTGGTAAGATACCGGACTGGCTAACTGAAAGCTATTTGCTGGGGATGTTGGGAAATCCAGCAAACCTCAGTGCAAACAAAAAAGATTGTAGTGACTTCGAGGAAGAATTAGAAGCCAAGAGGGTAGAAGAAGCAGAAGAGACACTGAAAGGTTTTACTGTGTCGTCTGGACTAAAAGAGCCGATGAAGACTCTATTTGCAAAATGTTCGGAGCATGGTGACTGGATAACAGTGAGAGAAATTCAGCGACTCAATCTATCGATACTAAAAGGCAAAACTTCAAAGCAAATACATCAGTACTTAGGATTGATGGCAGACTCTGGGCTTGGAGAAATAGACGAGGGAAACAGGTCAGATTCATCCGTCAGGTTTCGAGTTTGTTGCTCATGATTGGGTAGTGTTGTCGCGTGTCGCACAAGAGCGTAAACAGCGAAAAAGATTTGTCGAAAACGCCTGTGACAACGCAAATGCGTAGCTTCGACAAGCGCGACACGCGACAAGCGACAGAAAATTGCCGCCCGCAAAAAGCCATTTTTGACGGATGCGACAGGCTTTCTAGCAACTTTAATTTGGTCATTCGACACTAAACAAAAAGATGAGGTATACATTAGAAACTTGTGTAGATAGCTCTGGCTTTTCTGCCGTCGTAAATGAGCTAGCAGCTATCGCTCGTGACAAGGCTAAAAGAGCTAGAAGACTTGGGGATTCTCATACAGCCGAAGTTCTAGAAGCTGATGCTGAGCAACTTGAAGACGCAGCAGAAATGCCAACTACTTGGACGTTTGATGAAACACTGATAGAAAGGCGATGAAACTTAACTACCACGCATACATCCGCTCATCGCACTGGCTGAACAAGCACAAGTGTTTTCTTTTCGAGTCTGACTACCGCTGCTCCATGTTCCCGTTCATTAAGTGCGGTAAAGGACGTTCCTATAGAGTCCATCACATGACTTACAAAAACTTAGGACATGAAACGCTATGGCAAGACGTAATAGTGCTTTGTCCATTCGCTCATGATTTCATCATTCATGGAATTTTGTCAGGCTTCAAAAGCGCAGGTAAACAGAAAGGGAGATATCCAAACAAAGCCCAGGATATTGCACATGAGTGGTGCTGTCTTTTCCTGAAGGTCAAGGTTTTGGTCATTAGTGGAATCTCGTTCTTAGCGTCGTTTCTAATTGCAGGGGCACTTGCTTAAGCTTTGCGATCACACAAAACGATAGAATTGGTGGATAACTAGACGCATATCGGAGTTGCGGCATGAGGTGATGATTCATGCCGCTTTTTTTGTTAGATATTAATGAGGGTTTAATATGCCAGATATTCAAGAGCTTTCCTACGAAGGTGAAATTTATACGCGCACCCAAACGGATTGACGCAGGGGCGTTTGGGTATTACATTACCAGTGGAAGATAATATCAGGATGCCGAGTGCTTCATTATTCCTACTGCAACCCACAGGGAAAAGTAATGCACTCTGGCTGCAACGCAAGTTTAGAGGAAGAAGACCTGTTTTCTATGTTTCGGGCTTGGGTCTTTTACCAAGATTCTCGGTTGTTTGAACTGGAAACAGAAACTATTCAGGTTGTGAGTAAGAAGAAAGTCGTGAAGTCCGCAAAAACAACAACACAGACAGCTAAAAAGGAGCTTCTTAGATGAGCTAAGAAGTCAAACGCTATTGCGAGGTTAACGAAGAATACGACATTAATTTGTATGGTCGCGAATTCGATTGCCCTCATTGCTGCGGAGGGATGGCGCAATCTGGTGAATTTGGCGATGAGTGGGAAGAGTGTGATGAATGTGGCGGGGATGGGATAGTTTATCTTTTCGACTCTAAGCCGTGCGATCGCTGTGGGGCAAAGATTTATTTCAACCAGATAGGAGAGAAATGGGTGCCAATTGATGCTGCAACTGATGAAAGGCATCAGTGCCAAGTGAGCCACAGAAGTGAAGATTGAGGCTCTAACGATTATGC